TATCTCTTGCTGTTGTTCCTGTAGTTCCAGCAGCCCAGGCATTAATTGGTCTATTAAATCTCTTACCTATCCACCAGTCTGGATATCGGCCTGTAGCATGAAGAGTCAATTCATAAGCGCCAATACCTTCTGACTTACCAATCCTATTTGCAGCCATAATACAGCGCTCAGAGAACTCGCTGCCTTTTTGAAAGAAAAGCATGTGCTTCTCATATTTATCTCTACTGAGCGGACCTGTGGCAGGATAATATTGATCAATCCGAATCTGCTTAATGCGAGAATCTTTTTCTTTCAAAAGTTTTAAATAACCTTCCTTTTCATCACGAGATAATAAAGAAAGATTTGTTTTTGAAGGCTCGATATTTTGAGCTAAATTATTCATTAACACCCACTGTTATAGGATCTTCAATTTGCTTAATACCATTTTCAGATTCATTGCAAGGTATAAATTTTATTGGTTCTTCATCTGGAGCCGTTTGTGTACTAGCTATTGATTCTTCTATTGCAGCGATCTCGGCATCAAGTTCCTCATCAGTCTTAGTTTTGTAAGTCATGTCGATATCTATTTTGTCGGTTGGTTTATAACCTGTTCTATCTAGCACATCCTTAACTGCACCAAGCTTAACTGAGGCTGGAATTTTTCCTTTAGGATCAAGTAAAGTCTTAAGAGTTTTTAGGGCATCTTTGTTCATTGAGACAAGTTCTCTACGAACATCAATTGTGACTTCCTTAACTTTGTCAGATAAGCCATCTAGATAGGCTTTGCCAAGCGGAGAGGTTAATACATTTGTAATGGTCTGCACATGAATATCTAGTTGCTCAGCTATTTCTTGTCTTGAGAAGCCATTAAAGGCAAGTTGTATAATATTCCTATGTTGAGCCTTTAACTCTTTAAGCATGATCTACATTTCCTGTGTGATTAGAAAGTTTAATAGTTATAGCCGATTGTCTCATATTATAATAGTCTTGTCAAGCTTTTTCTGGGGCGTCAAATGCCTTTTTTAGGATTTTATAGTGGCATAATGCCGTATTTGAACTTTGGGCCGGTTATATAATTTGAAAGGCTGCTTAATTTATGGCTGGCCAAACTCATGATAAGTGAAATGAATTATGATGCCTGACTAATCATCCCCATGCCTGGCTTGCTTGTTCATTTATGAACGGTGATTTTGTATGTTTGGCAATTAGTTGGTTGTTTACAGTTGTCACTTAAAATGGTTTTATTCCACAGCTGTATATAGACAACCTGCTTTCCATATATGGAATCGAGGCATCGACTTATGGCAAGTTCTGTCCAGTTGATAATTGTTCCCTATACCATACTATATGGCCTTGCAAAAATTTTCATTTTCTCAAACATGGCGGCATATGGCATGATTATTGCATCTATTCAATTGGCATAGTCCTTGCATAACTAACCACAATTGGTATTGCAAAGATCATGCCAAGGCATATAACAATTAATGGCACACATCTTGCAATGGCAATAATCATGCCTGATTAGTGAGAATCCTAATAGGCAAGCCGACACGGTTTGGCACACTTCTTGCAATCCTTATTCTATACACCGGCAACGCCGTACGGCCTGACTAATCATCTCAAGCTGAATAATTCTTTAAGTGATTAAGAATTCATGCGTCAATCCGATTGATTAATCTAATAATTTCAGGTATTTAAAAAAGTTTAAAAATAAATAGAAAAATGGTTGACAAACGTTTTTGAATGATTTATTATTTCTCATACCATGACGGTTAGGCCGTTCAAACGGTTTGGACGGTTAGGCCGGTTAAAAGACTTTTAACAAACTTTAATTAGGAAATGAAAAAATGAGAAAGAAAATAATTTTTATTCTAAAAACAATTAGTCATTTCATTTTAGCGCTTAATTTATGTTTTATCACAGCATTCATTATCTGTTGTGTTTATTGTATAATATCAATTTGGTTATAATGAATAAAAGCATTATGTTTTAACGGCCTGACGTAATCAGGATAACTTTAAAGATGAAAGGAGTTTCATCATGGCAAAATCAATTTATGAAGTACTTGACAGTATGGTCACAGAGACAAGCGTTCCGGCAATCGGCAAAATGGTAGAACATACAATTCCTAGAGATCTTCTACCTACCAGCGCCGAGTTTGAAAATGAAGAAAAATTGCTTGATTGGGCACAGGCTAATGGTGTCCTTCATGCCTGTCTGCAAAGTGGAGTCCAGAAACGCCTTATTGACCTTAGAGCCAAATTTAAGGCCGTCAAGAAGGACGAGGAGTGGACAGTGGAAATGGGTCAAAAGGCCGTTGATGAGTCAACATGGGATATCGTCAAGCGTCCAAAGGTTGCCAAATCTGACGAGGACATTGCTATGGAATACCTTGCCAGCCTGTCTGAAAAGGACCGTGAAAAATTTCTTGCTTCCATGAGCGCTGAATAATTAACCATTAGAACGGGCCATAGAATTAAAGTTCTGTGGCCTGTCATAAGGGGATAAAATTATGCCAACAAATAATGACAAATATATGCAAGAAATTGTCGATTTCATTAATGAAAATTTTCCAGAATGGGAACAGCAAGTTATATCTGATTCTGATGTAATTGAAATCTTAATCAGAAATCCTAATAGCTACGAATTGAGAAACGCTTTAATGGTTGATTATAACACATGGTATCCCGGAGAAATATTGATATATGATATTGTTATTAGAGATCGTAAGTAAAAAGCATATGCACATTAACAATGAATAATTAATAAGGATTTTAACAATGGACAAAACGAACATCATTATAGATTGCCTGTTAGCAATAATCATTTCAACATTGCTTTGCATCTTACTCAACATAACCTTTTAAAATTACTCCCTGCCTGTAATCGCTGTTCACTTTTGAACGCCAATTCTTTGCTTAAAGCCAATTAGAAAGGTGTCAAATTGATGTGTATGCATGTTGACGTAAACATTAGTACCCCCCCTTTTCTGGTTGGAAAACACATACACCTATATTAGTATAAAAATATATTGACTATATATATCTAATTAATTCACAGCTAGAACCAATTACAAGCTATATATATCTACTATATTCTATCAATATATAATCTCTCTAATATCCCTGTACTAATTTTCCAGCCAGGTAAAGGGTAGCCCTAATGTTTACGTAAACATCTATACACAGGCAGGCGGGACCATAAAAATTTCCATATAACACAAATTACAGCTATTTCAAACAGTTCTTGACAATAACAACACACCATGTTATTATCCCCCAATAATCCAACAACCAATTAAGAGGCTTAAAATGACCATCTACCTACCATATCAAAACTTAACACAATCAATTGACTGTCTTGATAATCGCCGACGAATAGAGCAAAAAAAGACCATACAAAAAATTTTAACCACTTTAGATTATCCAAACACAAAATGGAGTGAGTCTTATCAAGCTACTAAATGGACAAATTATAAAAGAGTCCTATTATTCTTACATGACACAAGTAGTATAATTAGCATTATTAAAGGATCTAAGACAGGACTAGACCTAATATTCTTTACTCCAGAATACTTTCCAAAATTAACAAAAAAGTCAATCTATAACATCTTTAAGCAAGCAAAACCAATTCAATATATACAACAAGTATTAGAACCTCAGATTATCAAAGAATATCCAGTATGGTTATCTCCAAAATACTGTGAAAATCAACAAGAGAAATTATACACACTTGGTCAAGCAGACATACTTATTTCACAAATCAAAAAGCTGCCCTCCTACAAGAAAACATTTGACTGGAAAACTTATTATGACATTCCAATCAGAATTAGTGAAATATCCAGACAACAAATTCTTGCCATACATAAAAAACATTTCCCTACATTAGATCTGCATACAAACAATCATTATAAGCAATTTTCAAATGCACAGCATAAATACATTTCAAAAGATCTTCAAAATAAAAGTTCATCAAATATTCCACCATTATTAAGGTAGGACAAAACAATTAATTGATAAACGTAAAAGAAGTTAATCCCCCTCAAAAAGTTCCACCTACCTTCAAACAGTTGTTGACTCTCACAACGCAATGTGTTAATGTTTACACGTACACACAAATATACATCTGAACAACACAAAACAGGCAATTTAAAGAAAAGGAATAATCATCATGGAAAGAGCAGAATTAAAACAAAAACTTGAGCAAATCCAGTCAGATCATCCACACTACTTTGCTGATCAACCAGAAGTACAAGACCTTACAAATAATCAATGGATTAATCTTGCTCGACCTTTTATATGGCATCAAGAAATTAAAGCAGAAGAAGTAGAAGTCTGGACAGATACATGGTATGGAAAAATAATGCTCATTTACAATGATGGTATATATCTAGGACAAAAAGAAGTTTATTCAGAAAATTTTGAATATATGGCCTTAAATAGTTATTGGTCAGAACCAGTTAAGCTTCTCAAACTTGTTAACACTTTGACTTAACAACCCAAAAATGGAGTTAATATCATGATTCAGCAATTTTCAGTATGTTCAGGAGAATTAAATTTACCAGACATGAACGGATTAGAAATCAAACCAAACTTGATTTTGATAGGCCAGCCAACACCACGGCCTGATTTAGATCCAAACAAAATGGCTTGTCTTGCCAATATTAATGGTACGCTAAGTGTAGTAGAACTCAGTATAAATTTTAATTCAAAAAAATAATAAAGAGCTAACAAATGGACATCCAACAATTAATTGACAAGCTGACAGAATTTAAAGATGCCGGCTTTAAGACAGTTAATCTCAAAGTGTGGGACATAAATGAAGGCGGAAAACGCCCGGCAGACATTCATCTCATTCCTGACCCAGAAAGAAATAATCTATCACTGTCAGAAGATGTTTATTAAACCATTTAATTAAAAGGAGACAAATGATGAAAAATTTAGATGAATTATTAGAAGAATGGTCAGTATGTCCTCCAGGTCTATGGGAAAATAATCACGGACCAAAAGAATGGTATGCAGTATGTAATAATGATGGTATTATTGCATATTTTGGCTCAGAAAAAGATGCTTTTGGTTTCAGGCTTTTTAAGATTAATCAGTTACTAAATACATAAAATTTCTAGCTATAAGAGGAAAAGCTAATAATTAATTAAAAAGGAGATCATCATGCCAACACCTTACAAATTACATAAAAAAGGCAATTATATCGGTCGCATAATCGCTATTGATTCAACAGATATGTACAGCAAACCAGACCATAAATACAGAATTCTTGGAGCTGTAGGAGAAGTTGATAAAGTCAGTCATACAGGAAATGGCATGATTTCATGTTTTTTCTATCCTTTACAGCAGGCTAAAGAAAACAAAGGAAGGAATATCTTTAATGCAGCTCCTTACTACTTCATCAAAGTAAGAGTCCAGAAAATCAAAGAAAAACTCTAAAATTGGAGTCAGCAAAAAATGAAAAATATATGGGTAGCAATAAATCCAATAAATGATGATATCTTTCTACTGGAAAGTAGATCCATTCTTATAGAGTCTATAAAGCTTACATGGTCTAACACTGAAAGACCAATCATTGAAGAACAGCCCGGCAAAGTTATTGTATCTAACAAAGCAGGAAGAATATTATTAATTGCTACACTGAAAAGAATTGAAAACATTGTAACACATTTTTAAGGACCTCATAATGGCAATACTGAAAGTTATTTATGCATCTGACCAAGCATGGCTTCAAAAATATTATGACGAAGCCACACACTGGCTACCTGAAAATGATCTTAGCATCACACCATCTTATAAACCACCAGAAGTTATCTGCACTACAGCAGACACAATCCTTGAAACAATTGAAATATTGATCAAAAGTGGACATCTAGCACATAATGAAGTAGTCTATCTTGTCGTAGAAAATCCAACTGTAACCATCGCTTATGTATTTAAGGAAGATGGCACTTTTAACAATTTTTTCAGAGTTTAATATGCAAAGAATGAAAAAATTAATTCTATTTGACTTAACAATCATTTTTATTTTCATAATAACTTGTCATATTATTAATTGGTACAACATGCCAGCATATGCCATTGCCCCAACATTTAAACCATTACCAATAGAAATCAGGCATGCCATACTGAAATGTGGTCCATATTATCACTACAAAATATATCCAAACGGCAAATTGATGGTTTTCATAAATGGAAAGTGGTTAAACTTAAATTATTCGGAGGATAAATAATGGATATTAAAACAAGAATTAGCATCTTAATGAAATTATCATGGCCAGCCTTAAGACATTTGGCTAATAAATATGGCATAGATTGTACTGCTGATAAGAATCATACAGCTAAACTTATAGCAACTTATGAAGCATATTATGTCAATTAACGATAAGAAAGTAAGAGAGCAATTTAAAAAAGATAAAAAGTTATGTATTTTTCTATTCAGAAAACATTGGCAACGAATGGCTAATGGAAAAGATAAATTTATCGTTTATGGTGAATTAAGAAAAAAATACTCCAAGAGATTAAAAAACATTAAAGACACTGGAGCAGACTGCTTCTTATGTGATTTCAGAAATACTTATCGATATATCGTTAATAGTAATTTATGTTTGAAGACCTGCATAATAGATTGGAGTCCAAAAAAGAGTTGCCTTCAATGGCTTTGGCCAACTAACAAACTTGCCATTTCAAAACTTCCAACAAGACCTATGAAAGATTTGGAATTAAAATAATTTAAAAAGGAAATAATTATGCAAAAACTAACAATCACAATAGAGCGTAAAAATAATTCAGTTCATGGTGATTATTATGAAGTAACTTGTTGTGATCAATCAGAAAAGTTTATGGCTCGTACAGATGATAGAAAAGGACAATTTACAGCAGGTCAAGCTGTAAAGAATTTTATCGAGAATGATTTAAATATAAAGGAGTAAACACCATGCATTGTAAATACATAAAAGATCAAATCAGATACGAACATCAGATTATTCCAGGAATGCTTATTACTGAAGTATACTTTGCACACGATCCAAAAAAGATTTTTTCTCAAACATTCAAAGTTGATCACATTGAAGAACATGCAGGATTTAGACCTAAATCAAAGTTTATTCATTACTTAAGACACTCCTTTCATAATGATCAATTATGTTCCGATTATATATCTTTAGCTGATCATAATGTTCATCCATATGGTGGATATAATGACAACTTCTTCCGTTATCCAACAATTCAGGAAATCATAGCATTCAATAAAAGGAACAATCAAAATGTCAACGATTCAAGTAACTAAGCAATTTACAGCAGGCCCACTTAACGGAATATCTGTCACAGAAACAGTTATTACAAACTTCCCCAATCTTTGGGTAGTTGGCACTGAAAGAATAGATTACATTACAGAAATACCATATAATGTAACAAATGTTGAATTTATGAATAAAAAAACTGAAAAGGAGTATGAAAATGTCCAAACCGTTTAAGTACAATCAATTAAGTAGGATCAGCTGTGCGAAATGTGGAAAGAAGGTTAAATTAAATGTACTGGCAAGGAAGCCAGAAACAAGGCTTTGTTATAGATGTGGAGCAGATCAAAATAAGAATTCAACTGCTAGAGATGTTAGAAACAATCCAGCCTTGAAACGCAGACAATTACACTACAACCTCAAGAGTCAAGGCAAAGCAAATATAAAATAAAATTAAAAGGATCTAATCATGCTCCCATATCAGAAAGCAGAAAAGATTGCCGAACTTCAAGAAAAGAAGAAAGCTCTAAAAGAAGAAGTCAATAGAGCTTTTAAAAGAAGTACAGATTATTACCACTTACATAAGGCAGCAGAAGCCAAATATGATAAACTTAAAAATCAATATGAAGCTTTAGATCGGGAAGAAAAGTTTCTTTCAATAAATATAACCAGAGAAACAATAAAAGATCCTACTAAGCCAAAAGAGAAAAAAGTTACTCCAGTTGATCCAAAAGCTCAGGCATTAAAGGCTTTAAATAATTTGCCACCAGCTGTTAGAGCAAAAATAATCGCTGGATTTAACAAGAAGAAGGAGAATGAATAATATGAAAATTATAGAAAAAGCTTCACCAAAGAAAAAACTTACTATGCCAAAATTTAACATAGGAGATATAGTATGTATGAAAGATGATTTTTCTTTCAATCCATGTTATAAAACTATGTCGATTGGGAAAATTGAAGCTATTCATATGCAAGTAGGGAATGAATTTGGTGCCAGATTTAATAGAAGACTTAACTCTTATGTAAGTAAAAGTTGTTTTGGCAGAATACTATATTCAATTTCAGGATTCTCTTTAATGCCTGATGAAGATAAAATAGAACTCTTCACTAAGAAACATCTTAAAATTATGGCATCTTGGAAAAATTTATCAGATGAACAATTTACAAAAATTAGACTAAAAGGAAAATAAAAAATGATCAGTAAAAGAACACTTGAGAAATGGCGCAAAGAGTCACTAAAAGTGCAGTCAGAGGAGCTTAATAATGAACAGATTCAAATAGAATCTAGAGCAGATATGTATACTGTTTTAAAAGAGTTTAATTCTAGAATTATTAAATTGACTCAAGAACTGTTAGATCAGCAACTTTTAAACAAGAAATAAGGAGGCCAAGCATGGCAATCAGAACAAAAGAAAAATATGACAGAATTCACGCACCTTTGAAACCAAAAAGCAGAGTTAAAAAGAAAGCAAAACTGATTATTATAGACACAGTCAGAAATCCTATCAAGAAACTCATTCCTTTCATTCCTGATAAGGATAAAAGTCCAAAGCCAGTCTCACCAAGAACATTCAAAAGAAATATTAATCCACTTTCTTTATTGGAAATGTTTATACCCTCTTTTAAAGGTGGCAAGCCAATATATCCTTCTTCATTAAAAGGAGCAAAAAAGCATGCCGGAGAAGTCAGGCGAATCAAAAAGAATCAGCGCCGTCGTGCATATTTAAGATTGTGCAGATAATTTGTAAAATAAAAACTTGCTGTTCATTTTTGAACGGCCATTATTTAAGGTAATAAATCATGCAAAAAGCAAAAATTGACATTCAGCCTCAAAATACAAGATCATACACACTGATGGCTTTTCATGCATTAAATGGCCAAACCGGAAGTATTGTAAAAACAAATGAAATTGAAGGACTAAAGACTGAGCGTGTTCTAATTAAGTTTGATAAACCAATTGATGGCTTCTACAAGCATGGGACAAAACATACTTATTTTTGGTTCAACAAAGAAGATGTCAAAATACTTTCAGAAAAGGAACCATCATGAAAATATTAAAAACCTTATGGATTAAATTCAATTGTTTCATCGGTAATCATGATTGGACTTGCAAAGCTGAACAAGGCATCAAGCCAACAGAAGAAGAATTGAGAGATCCCATTGCAGGATTTAAACTTTATGCTGGAATGTATTGCAAGCATTGCGGTCGTATTAGCAGATTGTCATTATAACAACTTTTAGGAGAATAAAAATGCCAAATCCAACAATAACTTTCAGACTATCTCCAAATCAAATAGCTCGCGGTCTTCAGGTTATTCGTAACCTTGAACCAAACTATCAACTTACCAGCATTTCAAAAATTGTTAAAACAATTTATCTTGATTATCTGGCAAAGATGACAGTAAACAAAGCGATTAATGTTCCACAAGAATATTTGGATGAAGTAAATATCCTGTTAGAAGGGACGCAGAAAAACTCAATAAAGAATTTCGATGCTCTCAAAGAATTTATTCAAACAAAAGAGGAAGAAAATGAAGAGATTCAAGAAGAGCCATCTGTAATTAATAGTGTAGAAGATTTCAGTCCACCAAATGATTGGGATATTTAAAAGGAGATATTATAAATGAGAGATTTAGCAGAAATCAAAGAAGATATTGAACTTTTACGCAAAGCAGTAAAGAAATGGTCATTAATATCTGTCGGCCTAGGTGAAGATTTGGCATCAAGAAATTGTGCCTTATGTCAAGAATATAATCACCTTGGCTGCAGTAAAACATTTGTGCCAATAATTTCATGTCCTATAGCATCTTATACTCATTGTGATTCATACTCCTTCATGGCTTGTGGATGCACAAATACTCCATGGCAAGACTGGTCAAAGCATCAACTATTTATGCACAATACACATACTAGATATTCCAGAACAGTTAAATGTTCCATATGCCGTGAACTTGCCAATAAAGAACTTATGTTCCTTCAAAAGGTATTAGAAATTAATCTAGCAGAATATAAAAAATTAAAAGGAGCATAATCTATGGATAGAATCAGAGTAAATAACGTCCTCCAAGGAAAAGTTGTCCTCAGAGATAAAAATTATGCCATCAGTTTTGTAACAAACTATGGAGTGGTAACAGTTCGCATGTTTGAACTTGATAAGTTTCTTGAACAAAATCCGCACTTAAAACCAATCATGCAAAGCTCTGTAATTGAAGCCGATCAAATCATTGGAAAATACATAAATGTCAGGGATAAGGCAGCAAAGTATTTTACAAAAGCTAATGAAGAAATCAGAATCAGGCTTTTCTAATTAATTGAAGGAACTCAAAATGGATCTAGAAAAAATAATTAAAGAAGAAGCTCCAAAGGCAGGCACTAATGATAGTCATGATAATGCTTATGCAGAAGCTTTAAGAAATGCTTATATAAAATATAAAGATATTTTAACTAAAGAAGAAATAGAATTTCGTTGGAATATAGTCAAAGCTAAATATGATGGAACTCATAAATCAGTTGCAGAAACAATGATCTTATATTATTTATATGATGAAAAATTATTAGAAGAAAAAGAAAAGTTTAATCAAATTATAAATCAAATAACACTTATAGCTTTTATGATTAGTTTAATAATTTGTATTCTTGTTAAATGCTAAAAGAGAATGATCATGAGATATTTAAATTCTATTAATGGTTTTCGCTGGATTTCTATAGGAAATAATGATCAAAGTCTTGCAAAAACCAATATTTGTGGAGAAGTATTTTGGATCAGAGAATGTGAAAAACAAGAGAATGGATTTTGGAAAGGTATTGTTGATAATACTTTACTTTTTACAGATCAACATGGTCTTAATCTTAATGATGAAGTTATATTCATAATTTCATAGGAGAATTAATCATGTCTTTATGGCAAAAATGGGATGGTAAAACAGATTTAGCTATGGTTGTTTTAGTAAAAACAGAAGATAATATTGTTATTACAGCTCAACAAGCAAAAGGATTAAATAATTATTGGGTAATTTATATTCCTGGAACACCTATACTATTTCAGCCAAGACTTGAATCAAAAGTAATAGAATATATCGATCTTAATTGTTTAAATTGAAAGGAGTTTCAAAATGTCTACAACCCCAATAACTTTTCGACTTTCACCAGAAGATTTGGCCAGCGCATTAGAAGGACTTATTGATAACGGTCATAAAGAAGAAGATTTAAATTCAATAACTTCTATTGTCAGGACAACTTTCTTTTATGGTCTAATATATTTAAAGAAGAATCCTCAGAAAATAGCCAATGATTCGTCTTTAAAAAAGATTAAGCAAATCATGATTCAAAACAAGCAGAACAAAACTATCGGCATTAAGGATATTATGAATAAAACAAATGAAGTATAAAAATCAATCTTAAAAAGGAGAAAAAATTATGTTTAGCAAAATGAAAAAGGAGTTTCAAGTGCATGTAACCACCATGCTAAGAAGCCAGACGCATTTGTTTCTTGTCAATGCTGACAAGGACGAATTATGGAGACTTTACCTTGAAAGTTTTCCAGAAGACAATAACAGAACTTTTCGTAAGCGCAGGGAACATGACTGCTCTTGCTGCCGACATTTCATTAAGAGATTCGGCAACATTGTGGCAATCAGAGATGACAAATTTATTTCAATCTGGGATTTTGAGTCTAATCAGGAAGAATACAATCCGTCATTAAAGGCAATGTCAGAATACATTCACAAGTGTGAAATTACTGAAGTTTTTATAACTTCAAATGGCAATCTTGGCACTGATAAAAATCATGAACAGCTTAATTCATCAGAGATACTCACATGGGAACATTTCCATTTCAGACTGCCTGATTCTTTTGTAGTACATGTAAAAGAGGTAGAATTAAACAGATTGCGCGGACAGTTTCGAGATGATAGAAACGTATTTCTGAGAGCATTAACAGAAATAACGCCAGAAGCTATTGAAACTGTCTTGGAATTAATTCAGCAAAAAACTCTTTACAAAGGTCAGGAATGGAAAGCGATTCTTTTAAATTTGCAAAGGCTTCAAAAAGAATCCAAGACATTTGATAATGTTGGTGTCTGGGCATGGGAAAGAGCCATTGTAGTTGGCCCTGTTGTAAGCAGAATCCGCAACCACAGTATTGGAGTACTTCTTCAAGACATTAGTAAAGGAATTGATTTGAATGATGCAGTTTCAAGATATGAAAAGATCGTAGCACCTTCAAATTATAAAAGACCAAAAGCAATTTTCACTACCAAAATGCTTCAGGATGCTCAAGATAAGATTGTCGAACTTGGTCTTGAAAACAGCCTCGGCAGGCGCTATGCCAAGATTGAAGATATCACAGTAAATAATATCCTATTCGGTAACAAGGATACTATAAAAAAGCTTAGCAATTTTGAGCAGGTTTTCGATAATATGGCTAAAGATACTCCGACAAAAGTACCAAATCTTGACAGATTATCTATTGTTGAAATTGATGATTTCATTTCTAATATAATGCCAAAATTAACCAATGTTGAAATTCTTATGGAAAACAGGCTTGAGCAGAACCTTGTATCTCTAATTGCTCCCATAGATAAGAATGCACCAACACTTTTTAAGTGGGATAATGCATTCTCATGGGCCTATAATGGCAACATGACAGACTCAATGAAACAGCGTGTTCAAAAGGCAGGCGGTAACATAAATGGTGTTCTGCGTTTCAGCATTATGTGGAACGAAGCTGGTGATAATAACAATGATTTCGATGCTCATGCCGTGGAACCAAAAGGTGATCATATTTTCTTCAAAAATAAGGGAAGAAAACACCCAAGTTCTGGAATGCTAGATGTAGATATTACAAGACCATTTGATTTACATCAAGTTCCTGATGGTGGCGCTGCTGTAGAGAATATTGTATGGACAGATAAAAATCATATGCTTGAAGGTATTTATCGTTTTTATGTCCATAACTTCAGTCATAACGGAGGAAAAACCGGCTTCAGTGCTGAGATTGAATTTGATGGAACTATTCATAAATTCCATTATAACAGAGAATTGCGAAATGATGAAAATATTGCTGTAGCTGAAGTAATTTTACAGGATAACAAATTTACAATAAAGCCAGCATTACCATCAACTACAGCAAGCAAAAAACTGTGGAACATTTCAACACAGCACTTTCATCCAGTATCCACTATCATGTATAGCCCAAATTACTGGAATGAGCAGAAGGGTATCGGCCACAGGCACGTATTCTTTATGATTAACGACTGCCTGAATGATTCAAATCCAAATGGATTCTTCAATGAATTTCTCAAAGAAGATTTTATGGAATATAAAAGAGTTTTTGAAGCTCTAGGAAGTAAAATGCATGTAAAGGAGGATGAGAATCAATTATCTGGACTTGGTTTCAGTACAACTAAGCACGATTATGTAGTTCTTCGTATTATTGGAAGTTTTAATCGTGTTATCAAAGTAAATTTTTAACAGACCAAATGGTCAAAGGAGACACAAAATGAATATTTTTGAACAAGCAGCAAAAACAAAACTTCGCATCAATTACAAAGGTTTGATTACAGCAGAAGATCTATATGATCTAACTATGAATGAGCTGAATGAGATTTACATTACTACAAATAAAGTCCTAAAAGACATGTCTTCTGAGGGCCTTATTTCAGAACCAGATGCTTCTAAAGGAACTGAAGGATTGCAGCTCATACTCGATCTGGTCAAGCATGTCTTTAAAGACAAGGAAAATGCAATGAAAGCCAAGCAGGATGAAGCGGCTCGCAAAGAAAAGAAGAGACGTATCATGGAAATTATCGCTGATAAAGAGGATGCTTCCCTGATGAGGAAGTCAAAAACAGATCTGTTGAAAATGCTGGAAGACCTGTAAACCTATTTTATAGGGACATTAATTAGCTAGATATAAAATTAGTGTCCCTAATATATTAAGTTAAGAAATATTATGGTTTCATATCAACGTAATTGGCAGATTAAAAAGATAGCTCAAGGACTATGTAAAATTTGTGGAAAAGAAAAGATATTCAAAGCACAAAGATGTGAAAAGTGTTATGAAAAACATCTAATGTATGCTAATGGTTGGAAAGGTATTAAATGGGAAACTCAGCAAAAGAAAAAAGACAAATGTCATGCTTAATAAACCAATTAAAATTTTTAATATTTAAGGAGTGTCAAAAAATGATCAAATATGTAAAAATTCCTGGCTATGTTAATTTGGGTGAGTCTGAAATGTTTTCTCACCTATATCAATTCAAAGCATTAGAACCTGATGAAAATAATTATTATAATATGATCTTTATCTGGGCATATATAGGTCCAGCAACTTTATGGCATGGAAATATTCTTGCCAAAACTAAAGAATGTATTTTTGTTGAAAAAGAGTTAGACCTTAAAGAGGCTGAAAGTATGATTGGCCCGATTAAAATAATAAGAAATTTTAAAGAATTCATCAAAAATAATGCTTTTGAATCATCTTTTAAAGATTTTACTATTAAGGAATAATCAAATGGCAAACAATAGATGTTACTTAGTCCAAAAAGATAATTTAAAAAATATGATTCTTTTAGCAAAATATTATCCAGATACAGGCTGGTGTTTATATCATTCAGAAGGAGAACTTACTGAATGGTTAGATTCTTTTTCTGATAAGTCTCCATATGGATTAACAAACTTTACTATTCGATTTGAAACAAATAATTTTGATGATGAGCCAGAAGTTTAGACAGATTAAAATTAGTTAAAAGGAAAATAATTATGATAAAATATAAAGGAAAAATTCTCACAGGTGAACAGGAAGCCCATATAAATACTATCATATCAACTAATCAAGACTTTGCAATCCAAGCACCTCCGGGTTCTGGCAAGACTTTTCTTCTATTAGCTCTAGCTAGAAAATTAAAAGGCTATGGGCTATCAATATCTTTCAATAAAATCTTGGCAGACGAAGCCAGTGGGAAGTTTTGTAATTCAGTAACAGCTAAAACTGGTCATGCTCTTGCTTATGGTGAAGTAGGCTATAAATATAAAAGCAAGTTACGCAAATTAACAGGAAAACACCTTGCGGATACAGAGGATATCGGCGACTGGCAACCTTATAACACGCCAGCAAACAAGGGATACTTAATCCTAAATACAATACGCAAATATTGTTATTCGGCAGACAAAGAAATTGATATTCAGCATGTTCCAAAGCTTACAATTCTGAATGAAGAAAATCTTGATCTGATGAAAGAAGATTTAATAAGTCATTCAAAAGTAATCTTTAAAAAAATGGCTAACTTATCTAATGATCTGCCAATAACTCATGATATTTACTTAAAATTATGGGCACTTCGCAATCCGATCTTAAAAAAGGATTATATCTTTTTTGATGAATACCAAGACAGCAATCCAGTTATTGCGAATGTAATCAAAGCTCAACAATGCCAAAAGATTTTTGTAGGTGATCAATTTCAACAAATCTATAGCTGGCGAGGTGCAGTAAATGCACTTAAAGACAAGTCATTGGACATGTTATACATTACACAATCTTTCCGATTTGGTCAATCCATAGCAGACATGGCTAACAAGATTATTACCAGCTATTATCCAACTGATTTTCATTATGTTCCATTTCATGGAAATCCAGAAGTTGAGTCAACTGTGTCATATGACCATAAAGAAGTCGATTGTATCATTTGTAGGACAAATAAAACAGTAATATCTGAAACCATTAAAATGCTATCTTCAGACAAAGAGGTTTATATTCTCGGAGGTACTTCACAGCTTGAATATCTCATAGACTCTATTCATCGCTTAAAGATTCAAGGCTATTCCAATCATCCAGACCTATTCCTTTTTAGCAGTTATGCCGATATGAAGGAATATGCCGATTCGCCCATGGGCGGAGATTTGAAACCGATCTTAAAGTTAATAGATACATATAGTAGGGAACGCTTACTTAATATTTTAAGCTCAACTGCGCAAGATGCTTCAAAAGCTGACATAACTGTCACTACTTGCCATAAAGCAAAAGGTTTAGAATGGCCAAGAGTTAGGCTGGCAAATGATTTTAAATCTCCAAGTGAAGATGGTATTCCATCAACTGAGGAAACCAACATTCTTTACGTAGCCGCATCCAGAGCATTGCATAATCTTGATTTAAGCTATTGTAATGCCTGTCAGCCAGAGATATTAGAAAAGGCTCGCAAATTGAATGAAGAACAATATTTGATTGATCAGAAAGTTTCAGAACAATTTAAAATGAAAGCAAGTGATATTGCATTATTACAAAAGAAACTTGTTTTTGATAATGATCTGCCATCTTAACAAGGAGCCAATATGTTTGACAAATTAATCAATGTTAAAGACGATTTCAATAATGCTTTTACTATTGCAGTCTTTGCACATTTGGACCAAAAAGACAAGGCAGGAATGCCATACATTTTACATCCAATAAGAATTTTCAACCAAGTCCATACAAATAAATCAAAAATAGCAGCACTTCTTCATGATGTCATTAAAGATTCTATTTTAACGCTTGAAAAATTAAAGCCTTACTTTTCTGAAGATATTATTGAAGCTTTAGATGCTCTTACAAGACGAAAAGGAGAAGAATATCAGGATTATTTAGCCAGAGTTAAAGAAAATGCACTTGCAATGAAGATAAAATATTTTGATTTGAAACATAATCTAAATCCTGAAAGATTAAAACAACTAAAACTTTCTACAAGAGTCAGACTTAATAGGAAATATGACGAGGCTCTAAAATATCTATTAAGTTAACCTTTTAAGATAAAGCCTGCCTCAAAATAAATAAAATATTTTAAAAAGTTGTTGACAAAAGCCGTAAAAAAAGCTATATTTGTCCGGTTATATATACAAAAGGAGTGTTTTTAAGGCAAATTGATTTGGTTATTTTTAGTTTGGGCATCGTGTCCATTTAGCGCGCTGATAGGATTCAGCATATTATTAACTTTTTTATTTTTTAAAGGAGATAGCTTATGAGTCAAATTAAAGTCGTTTCAAATGCAGCAGGCAGGGAAATTTCAATAGATGAGCCGGTAGTTCTAGGACTCACAACTATTGAGGATCTTGTCGAATCACTCGGCGAAGATCTTGCAGTAAACATGATCAAGAATCAGCTCAAAGTATCTTTCAGAGCCGTCATTCGAAGGAAGCTTGAAGAAAAAGACGACAATGAAGAATTTGCTAATAGCGATGAAGCCATTCTTGCCGATGATTATTCTGACTGGAAACCTACCCTGAGAGTTACCAAATCTGCCGAGGAAAAAGCAATGGAAGCTCTTGGAAATCTGCCGCCTGACGTCAGAGAGGCCGTTCTGGCAAACTTTGCAAATTCAGAAAATGATGCTGAGGAGATCGAGGAATAATCTCCAGACCTGGGAGGGTATGTCTTTATATTTCCTGATGTAAAGACATTAAAAAAATACTGGAACATATGATAGAGCGATTATAACATGGTACCCAGTCCTAACAGCTAATCTTATGTTGGTTTTAAACCAGGTAGCCAGATATACCTGACTCTGGCAAATCAAATAATAAGCTCCTGCGATTATAAAAGATTGCCACTTACCAAAAGGCTCAAAGGAGCTTATTATTTTAACTAAGTGAGTATGACCAGAGGTAAGTGTACTGCGCAGTGGCCACTTTAACGCAAGGCGTGACGTCATACTCACATTATTTTTAAGGAAGGAGTGTTATGCCAGATATCGAAGAAAGAATAAAAGATATTATAAGTTATTTCTTTCAAGTACCAAAAGAGAATCTTTTCTTAACAACATCTTTTATTATTGATCTTGGAGCAGATTCTTTTGATCTTATTGAAATTGCTATGGAAATAGAAGAAGAATATGATATTTCCATTCCTAATCCTGATGAATTCTCTATAATTGAAGACCTCATAAAATTCATTAATAAAGAAATAGCTCGTCCCAGCAAATAATTTTTGAAAGGAATTTTCAAATGGATTATAGAAAGAAAATAGATTATTCATCCCTGTCAACTTACATGTCTTGTCCAAGAGAATTCCTCTTTCAATATGTTATGAATCTCCGGCCTTTAGGACAATCCATCCATTTAGTATTCGGTTCCTGCTGGCATTACGGCCTTGAAGTAACTTACAATCTACTTAAAGAAAATCCAAAATTAACATCATTAGACTGTGCTATAAGTTCTATCAAAGCTTTCAACGCTTTATGGGAATTAGACGGCGCTCCATTTTGGAAAAATGAAGATATAATATTTCCAAAATCTCCAGGCCATGCAGCAAATATGTATAAAGCCTATTGGGATAGATTCTTAAAGCATGATATAGAACAACATTCAATCATCGGTGTAGAAGTTCCATTTGCAATTGATTTATCTTTATATGAAAAAGGTCTTCCTAATTATACAGGTAAAATCGATTTAATATTATCCAATGGTGCTAATGGAATAGATATTATAGATCACAAAACAGCTAAAGCCATATATAAAACCAGCCCACAAACATATGAAATGTCTTTCCAGTCAGATGGTTATCTAACTGCCGGCAGAATCTACTATGATAAAATTCCATCAATTACTTATCGGATAGCCCTCTGTCAAAAATCAAAGATTGACTTTCATCCAATTATTGTTAATAAACGAGCTGCAGCAATTGATCACTTCTTAAATAATCTGATTCATTATAGTAAAGAGATTTATAATAATCTAAATTTATTTGAGGAAGATAAGATAGCCTGCAAAGATCGTAAAGATATTTTAAAATCATTTCCTCGCTGTCCGGGATATTCATGCACAACATTCAGCACTGTCTGTGCTTATCATGATTTATGTGTCTTACGAAATAATCCATTACTTTGGATTGATCGGGCGCCCCAAGGATTTCATTTTGATGAGTGGGACCCTGACAAAGTAGATGCAAAAACAAAGAAAAGATTAGCAGAGGTATTAAAATAATAACTTAATTTGAAAGGAATTTTCAAATGATCTCACTTATTTGTTTTGAAAGTGATTTATTAATACCAAAAGAAGAAGCAGAGAAGTTAAATCTCAAGTATGAAATACCAAGTAATTTTGGCTACAATAATTCCGGACAATTAGAAATAATGAATTCTTGGGATTATTTTAAAGATGATTGTATTGAAAAAAATGGAAAGTATTATAAAAATCAGGCAGAGTTGGAAAAAGAAAAACCAGCACCAATTTCTAACTATAATCTTTATACAAAATATACAAGTGATATTGATTATGCATTAGTAAAACAAGATAATCATTTAGTTGATTTAAATATTTTTGCTCCAAAGTGTAAATACAAATTCTTTCTTAAAGAAACTATTAGATCAGAAGAGCCGACAATAAATAATATTCAAATCATTTTACATACACTTGAGGAAAAAGCAGCAAAATTAATCAGCTTAGTAGATGAGATTCAAAACACTACCTTTAATTCAAAAACTAATGTTCATGTAGGCGGTGGATTGATTACAACATATAATGATTTAAAGTTAAAAGAAAATGCTTGCACAGATGAATTGCAAACAGAACTCAATAATGGCTGGCGAATAATAGCTGCATGCGTCCAACCAAATCAGCGCCGGCCTGATTATATTCTTGGCCGGTACAATCCACAACTTGAAGTAGATAGTAAACCAAATGCGGATAGATAAATTATGTTATTTTATATTTTACTATTATTATTAGGATGGTTATTAAATGAATAAAGTATCTTTATATCTTTCTCCAAAACAAGTAAAACATATGATTATGGGTCTAGCTGATTTACCACAAGAATATGATTTTAATACTATGAATGGACGGCTAGAAATAATCATTTCACAAGAAAAGAATCTTTTAGAAAAAGCCAAATTGCAAGAGTTCTTACGAGAAAGATTTTCCTTGCCTGAAAGAATGGAAAATAATCAGCAAATAATTAAAACCTATACAAAGAGTTCATAAATGGATACTTTTCAAAAAGAAGTTATAACGACAACCATTCGACATATGTTTGAAAGTGCTAATTTTAGTATTTGTACTATTGATAGCTGTTTAAAAATTACTGGAGCAATTCCAAACAAAAATGATTACAATGCTCTAAGTGCTTTACATTGCATTAAGTGGAATGAAATGTCTGAAAAGCTCAGGCAAGAAGTATATGAGAAAACAATCGCAATGCTTTCAGGTAATGGCTTTGATTTATCAACAATTGAATTATCTTTTAATCAACAAGAGGGAGTCTTTGAGACATCAAAAAGAAAAAGATTTCGTTTATTAGGATAATACGATGAAAAATAAAGAACTTAATAGATGGCTTGCTGAAAATGTAATGAACTATCATGATAATAATGGATATAAAGATGGCGGTTATTTATGGTGGTTTGAAGAATACATGAAAGCCTTTCCTTTAATAAGACAACAAGAATGGACACCAACAACTAATATATCTCAAGCATTCATGTGTCTTGAAGAAATTCTTATTAGAAGTTGGGAGTTAAGAAAAACATCTGGTGGTGAAAAAATTCAATATCATTGCCATTATGATTATGGAAAACATACATCAGAAGATACAATAGAAATGGCTATATGTATGGCAGCTTATTGTGCAAAATCAGGCAAGTCCAGATTTACTTTACATTCTATTAAATAATTAAGGAGTTAAATAATATGGTAAATTTATTTCAAATGGAAAGAATGGGAATTCCATATAATAATGCTGATAGTCTTAAAAGAGTTAATAATAAAGAAGATTATGAAATAAAAATTTTAAAAGAAAAACTTAAAGAGAAATCTAATAAGGAGCCACAAAATGACGGACCAGCCAAAATTTAATAAGAAACCACTTGCAGAAAAGCCTCGTAAGTTTGATCTCAAATTCTTACTTACGGGCAATTCAGGTAGCGGAAAGACCCACTTAACAGCAACTTATGATCTAGGTCCGATTCATTATTATATGATAGATAAAGGAGGCGAAAAGACCATAGAGAAAATTGCAAAGAATCGAAAAGATATTACAATAGATAATTTCTCTGCAAATGATATAAAGTTCTCAGACTTCTGGAAACAATTCCAAGAAGATGAAAAGGCAGGATTCTTTGATTGGCTGGCTGAAAATAACGGTTTGTTAGTTTATGATTCTTTAACTAATGCCAACAAGAAAGCTATTGCAGAGATCGAAAAGAAATCAGGAATAACTCCATCAGGAATTGGCAAAGCTATTGATATGAAAAAAGGTATGGCTCAACCACATTGGGGACAGCTTCTTAACTGGATGACAACTTTAGTAACTGCCTTACAAGAACTTCCATGTGCCGTAGCAGTTACAGTCCATCTTCATACCTTGATGAATAGTGATCAAGAAGTTGTTGCTCGATATCCTGCTGTTAATGGGCAGTTCAGGCAAACTTTAGCTACTGATTTTGATGAAGCATATCTTCTTACTGCCAAAGGAGATAAGCGTGTAATCTATTTTACAGAAAAACTTTCTTTTGAAGCCAAGTCAAGAGTATTTGATATGACTAAAATTGAGGGAGCTACAATGAATGATATTGCTAAAGCTTATTTGGCTGGCAAGACTAAGATTCAACCATAAATTAAGTTTGGATAACAAATGATAACTAGTGGTTATAATGTATTAGCTCCTGGAATAAAAGCATTCGTAGAATTTCATGATTGTACTTATCAACAAAGTACCCATAAAGCTTTTTGTTGTTTTAAAGATAATAAAATTGAAATAGATAAAGAATCTATTTTATTAGAAGCAGCAAAGGAGAATTATAAAGGAGCATTGGCTATAGTATTAAAAGCTATTACAAAAGCAAAGGCGCAATAATGGGCAATCTCGCTAAGGCTTACTTTGCAGGCAAAACAGTTATTAATTAAGGAGTAAAATAATTATCATGCAAGATGGGACAGCAGTTGGAATATTATTAGATATTAATTGGACATTAACAACAATTCTTGTAGCAAAAGTACTTGATGAAGAAGAAACAAATCTTTTTTTCAATATATGTAGAGAAAGACTTCTTGAACAAAATTTTTTATCATCAGACATAGACGAGATAATAAACACTTTAAAAGAAAGTATTAATAAAATAAGGAGAGGTTATGAAAAGATGGGTAAATGATTATAAAATTGCGGAAAGGGTTTATAAAGGCTACCGGCCTGTAATTCCATTAGAAATTAAAAAAGTTAGTCTTGAACGAGATGATATGGCAATTCTAATGGAAATGCCGGATGCAGATTATAAAAGTAATCAAGAGAATAATCAGATCATAAATGATACTCGTTCTCCAGGAGGTGGGTTTGATTTAACTCGTTATGTTCAACAGGAATTTAGAGTAAAAATAATGAATCTTTCTGCTTTTTGGTTCTTAAAAGTTTTTATTAGAAAGTTTTTTAATAAAAATTATATACCAAAATTTAATTAAGGAGAAAAAATAATGGAAGCATTTGCAGATTATAGAACTGTAGAACAGGAAATTGTAAATAATTTATCTTTTCTTATTAAAATAAAAATGAATTTACTACATGTAGAACAAGTATCTCCAGGATGTAATCCTGATGATATGGATGATAAAATTAAACTTTATAAAAAACAAATAAATTTTTTACTTCATATGCGCCAAGAATTTGAATGCATAATGACTGATGTAATACTTTAAAAGGAATTATCTTATGCCAAGAATAGCACGTTTAATAATTTATGAAGGTTCAGATATTGATTTAGCAAAGCAATTAGCTCAATCAATGCCTGAAGGAATTAATGAAAAATCTAAAGTGAAAATAACTATTATAAAATTATCGAAAGAGCCAGTATTAAATGCTTTTGTGGAAGGAGCATTAATAGAACTTCAAGGTGAGTCAAAAGAACCTTTAATATCTGATCCAATTGATTTATTAAAGAAATAAATAAAATATAATAAAGGAGAATAATATGGAAAAAACTAAAGGAAAAGAGTTTAAATTGTTATTAAAAGTTGAAGCACCAGTTGGAGGAAGAAAATCGACAACTTTAAAAGAATTAAAACATATACTAAATAAGAGTTCTTTTTTTACTCCACATAATATTGATTTTGAAAAGCATACTATGGAAATCACATATCACGAATATTCAAAAGAAGAATTACAAAAAAGTTCTTAATAAAGAACGTCAAAAGCAGACCGATCTTTAAATAAGATCTTTTACATAAAGGGTAGTACATATTATTAACATTTAAAACAAGGAGATTTAAAATGGGACTTATTCCAAATCTGTCAGATATTCCTGACAAAAAGCCGGTAGAAGCTGGAGAGTATGATCTTAGAATCAGCAAAGCAAAAGAGACAAAATCAACTAAATCTGGCCGCTATGGTTGTCAGCTGATCATTGCGATTGATGGTGAAGACAATGCTTCTGATATCTTTCACACTCTATGGTATGGTAATTTCAAAGATTATCAAGGAGATGATCCAGAGAAGAGTAATACAATGTGGCGCATGGTAAAAGACTTTCTTCGCGCTGTCGGACTTGATCCGGAAGAAGAGACTGATGAATCAGATCTTATTGGACTGGAATTTACAGCTGAGATAGGTTTTAATGACGGAATGGACACTGATGAAGATGGCAATCCTATCCAAGTTGGGCCACCAAAAAATGAGATCCTTCGGGTAGTATAGTAAAATTTTAAAACTGGCTGTTCATTTTTGAACGTCAAGTAATTTTTGTTTGGCCTTGCGGAGCCATCTTAATATTAACTTTTTTTGTAGATTTAAAAGTTTACATACGAAAAACGGCAATGTATGAGTGAGTGTCTGATCAGATGGTAAGTAGCTTAACTGTTGGGAACTTGGAAGAGATTGCAACAGAGGCCAAATTTTATTTCAAAGAAAGGAGATTAAAAATGAGAACATCCCTAGCTTTAATAGCCATTGCAGTTGTTAATAAAGTATTTGCTCTCACAGATTTTCATCTTATTGTATTATGTATTCTACTTCTTTTTTGTATTATTTTTGATATTGTTGATTTTACTAAAACAATTGTAAATTAAAAAGAAAGGGGATTAAGATGAAACCTTGTGATTGTAAAGATAGTATTGATACAAATAAATTATCCGAACAAGGAATATCTATCAATGATTGGCATTTTTTAGTTAAACCAAATTCAGCAATTATTGCAAATCGAACAACAGAATTTCATATTCCTATGTCAATATTTAAAAGGTTTTCTGAATTTTATTTAACTGATCAATTGCCTATTTTTTATATTTGTAAATGTGGTCATGAGATAGAATTTAATAATAATATAAATATCGAACATTATCCTTGTCCAAAATGTAAAAGACGTGGCCAATGGATAAAACAACCATTTTAATTAAAAGGTTATTATGCTTTGTCCAAAATGTAACTCAAAATTAAAATGTTTCAATTCGAGACAGATAGATAATATTTCTCGTTTTAGAGAATACGCTTGCAATAATTGTGGAGTAACATACATTTCAAATGAAAAACTTGAGAAGACTGTGGGAAGGAAATTAGAAGAAATTCCAACCAGAGCAAAAAGAAAAAGGAAAATAAAATGATAATGCCATACGGAAAATTCAAAGGAAAAGACTTTACAGATATACCAAGTAGTTATCTCAAGTGGATTGCTGAAAATATTAGTGATGAATATAAGAAAGAAGAATCTCTATGCCTGGCTGCTGATAAAGAATACCAGTTCAGGGAAAAGAATGGCATGCACTTTGAAGATTAATTATGGATATGTATCATATACAAGAAACATTTATTTATTGTTGTAAATGTAAGAAAGATATTGCTGTATCTAGAGTAACTGTTCCAGACGGGCAAGAATTTTTAAAATATAATCCTCTTGCTAATGGTTGGCAAATTTTTACTTTTAAAGGTGTTTTACGTTACATATGTCCAAAACATTCTTTAAAAATACATATGACTATAGATAATGAGCTTTATAAGGACTAACAAATGAAAAGAAGAAGAAAATTATCTGAAGCACAGAAACTGGCAATGAACCGTAATACCAGTAAAGGTCAAATTATGTTTTCAATAGGAAGTTTAACACATATTCTATCTCATGGCCACATAACTAAAGATGAAGCTGAAAAGTTAAAAGTTGTTAAAGATTTCTTACAACAAATAATTAAAGAATGGAAACCGACAATATGATTAGATTTACTGAAAATTTATGGTATACATTTCATAAGAATCCACCATTTTATGAGGCTAAAATGATATCAGATATTCTTATTCTTTATGGTCCTGGTAATGATGTAAAGCATTCTAATATTGTATGGGCTAGTAACAGATTAACACATTTTATGGATACTAAATTAAAAACTGTACGAAAAAAGTTATTTAAAAATATAAAAGATGAAGTTATACAATATAAGGAGAATAAAAATGAATAATTCTTATTGGGGAAATAATCAATTAGTTCCAACTACAGGAGAACCAAAGCAGAATAAAGAAATTATGATTCATGAACCAGCAATTATGCGTCAAGTTAATAATCGTATATATTTTTATGCTGAAATAGATCGGGCAAATATTTTACAATTAAATCAAGCTATTCGAGATCAAAGTCATCAATTACAACATATGGCTAAAATAGAAGGAAGAGATCCTTCCCCAATATTTTTACATATCAATAGTTATGGTGGAAGTATTTTTCATGGATTGGCTGCTATGGATGAAATTCTTAATTGTGGAATTAATGTTATTACAATAATTGATGGATGTTGTGCAAGTGCTGGAACATTTTTAAGTATTGTTGGAAAGAAAAGATTTATAAATAAACATGCCTTTATGCTTATACATCAACTTTCATCATTTATGTGGGGTAAATATGAAGAATTTAAAGATGAAATGACTAACCAAGAAAGATTAATGAAAATGATAAAAGATATATATAATGAATATACAAAAGTCCCTGAAGAAAAATTAGAAGAGATATTAAAACATGATTTATGGTTTGATGCAGAAACATGCCTTAAATATTCATTAGTAGATAAAATTATTTAAGAGGAATAATATGAATATTCCAAAAAGAAAACAAGAACATGATTTTCCTGATGCCTTCAGTTATGAGGCTTACATAGATGAACTCTATTTAGAATTACAGGCAGTTAAATTTGCTATACTAAAATTCTGTAGCGAGCCTAGAAGAGATGAATTAATTTCACAATTCATGAAAAGATTTAAGGAGAAATTATAATGATAATTTTATTAGATTTAGACGGTGTAATAATAGATCTTGTTAAAGGCGTTTGTGAATGGTTTAATGTTCCCCATGAGCCTGAAAAAGTAACTCATTGGGATGCTTTTCCTGAAATTACAAATACAACTTCTGAAGAATTTTGGAGCAGTATAAAAATGCCTAACTTCTGGGAAGGTTTAGAATTTTATCCTGATGCAAAGAACTTCATTAGTGAATTACAAAAACATGGCAAAGTAGTTCTATGCACATCTCCTGCTTATGGCTGTGCTGGATATAAGCAGAACTGGATTCAAAAGAACTTGCCTGAATTTTTCTATTCAGGTGATTATATAATTACTCCTAATAAAGAAAATTGTGCTCATCAGAATACCTTATTAATTGATGATTCAGATAATAATTGTAAAAAGTTTCGTCATGCAGGAGGCCATACTTTATTATATCCACAACCTTGGAATGATGATAGAAAGACTAAAGTTAATAAAAATGATCTTATTTTAAGTGAGTTAAAATATGACTTCAACTTTTAGCAATGAAAATAAAACATTAACTATAGAAGTTCTTCAAGAAGCAATAAAGAAACTTGACCAGACTAAAAGACCTTTCTTTATGTACTCGACATTTTGTCCAATAGATAAAGTTATTAAAAGTAAGAAATTAGATCAAGAGGCTGAGAGGTTTATGTCAAGTTTTAATTCAAAATTTCATGAGTTACTTATAATACATCCAAAATGGAAAGAATATTTAGAAAAAAGATTTAAAGGATTATATGATGACTAAAACATCTTTAGGAAATAGAATGAAAGAAAATTACGAATATAGTTGTCAATCTAAATTACTTCGACGAGTACCTGTAATTATTCGTTTAGATGGCAAAGCTTTTCATACATTTACAAAAAATTGCATTAAACCTTTTGATGATTTTTTACGTGAAGCAATGGAACAAACTACCATAAAATTATGTAAAGAAATTCAAGGAGCTAAATGTGGTTATGTACAATCAGATGAAATATCTATTTTATTAACTGATTTTGATCGACTAAATACCAATGCTTGGTTTGATTATAATATACAAAAAATAGTTTCTATTAGTGCAAGCATGACATCTACAAAATTTAATGCTTTTTATAATACTGGCTCTAATTTAGCTCTCTTTGATTCAAGAGCTTTTAATATACCAAAAGAAGAAACTTGCAACTACTTCATTTGGAGACAGCAAGACTGGATAAGAAATTCACTTCAAATGCTTGCAAGAGAATACTATTCTCATAAAGAGTTATACCAGAAAAAGACTTCTGATATTCATGAAATGTTACATGAAAAGAATATAAATTGGAATAATATTGCTGATAAATGGAAAAATGGTAGTTTTATTTTTTATCATAATCATGACCTTAAGTGGAAAATTAGACATGATATTATTTTTACTCAAGATAGATTTAGTATTGAGCAGTTCAATATTCCTATAGAGGATTAATTATAATGACTAAAGAAGAGTTGATTCAAAAAATAACTGAAGCAAATATAGCCTATTCATCTGGCATTCCATTCATGACGGATTCAGAATATGATGTTTTGTGGCAAGAGCTTTATGTAATAGATCCAACTAATGATCTTTTATATCATACAGCGAAGAATACATATGCCGGCGGTTCCATGATTAAACATAAGTACCAAGTATTTGGAACTCAAAAAGCATTCAACATGGACGATTTAAAACCATTCTTAATACGTTTTGGAGATCAGCCAATTGTTATCGAACCAAAATATGATGGTTGCGCTGCAGTAATGACTCTAACAAAGAATGGCTGGCTTCTAGTCAAGGAAGGTGATGGAAAATTTGGTGAAGATATATCTCATTTACTTCCAATAATTAAAGAACCTTTTGAAGTAAGACATTTTCAAACAGTTGAATTATTAATTCCTTGGGAAGATTGGGATTCATCTTTTGGTGCAAATCCTCGTAATGTAGTAGCAGGCTGGTTAGCCCGTAAATATGAAGCACCACCAATAAAGATTACTTCAGTGCCACATAACTTTGGTCCATTAAGTGAGACTTATAATTACGATGGAGATCTAGATTCATTAAGTGAAAAACTATTAACTCTTTTTGCTGAATGGAATAAGATTTATCCAATGGATGGCTTAATGCTAAAACCATTAGACGAGCAAACCAGATTAATCGCTAGCAATAATGGTCAAGTTAATAATTGGTCAATCGCTTGGAAGCCACCAATACAAACCAAGTGGACAACTGTAACTGATATTGAATGGAACGTGTCACGTTTAGGCCGAGTTATTCCTACAATAATTTATGACCCTATCGAATTATGTGGCACTACAAATAGTCGAGTCACTGGAAATAATGCCTTATGGATAGTTGAAAGGCAAATAAAAATTGGGAGCAAAATCTTAGTTGGTAAAGCAGGAGAAATTATACCTAAAATTCTTGATGTAAAAAACTAATGGTTTTGAATAACATCAGTTTATATGGATTTTTGGCTTTGCCCGGACGGTTTGTAAAAATCGTTTTTATGGGGCCTAGCGTGGCCGTGGTTGGACGTAACCGGATTATGCGTGTATCTGTACGGACGTTTTTTTTGACGTCACCACGTCAATATTTTTGAACCATTGAGGAGTAATAAATGTATGATATAAGAAAATTTAAAACATTTTCAATATTTAAAGAAAAATTCTTATCAAAAATACCAAAAGAATATTTTACAAAAGAATATGAAGATAAATGTTGGCTTTGGAAAGGTGGAGGACATTCTGCGGGCTATGGTAGAGTTTATTGGGATGATAAAAGATATTTTGCACATCAAATTTCTTATATCATTTTTAATGGAATAATTCCAGATGGTAAAGTTATCAGACATACTTGTAATAATCCTATTTGTATAAATCCTAAACATTTAATTTTAGGTTATAAATATGAAAACTCTATTGATATGGTTAAAGCAAATAGACAAGCTCATCAAAGGTTAAATGAAGAGGCTGTCAAAGTTATTAAATGGATGTTGAAATATAAATATAAAAAAGGATTAGGAAATAAATTAGCAAAGTTATATAACGTAAAACGAAACACTATTTCAAATATTAAAAATAATCATAGTTGGGCATGGCTAAAAGTATAAATAAAAGGTAATTTAAATGGAAAATTTAACGCCAAAAAATTGTCCAAAATGTAATGAACCTCTTGAATGGGAAGGAGTTCATCTCATATGTCATGGAGAGAAATGTATTTCTAAAATCATAACATCTATTCATTATTTCTATACTGATAAAGGAATAATGATAGATGGTATAGGACCTATGGTAATTGAAAAGTTATTGCAAAATGACAAAATTTATAAAGTTCTTTCAGTTAAACCATGGGCATTACTCGATCCACTTGCTTATAATATCACTATAGAAGCATATAATATATTAGGAAGAAAGACATATGATCATATAATGGATGGTATTAAGCAAACATATGGAACAAAAACTATGGTAAACTTTATAGCTGGCTTAGGCTTGCCAGGTTTAGGTTATAAAAATGCTTTACGTCTTTGCCAGTATATTAAGACAGGTAAGTTAAATTATCACGTACCTTTGAAGGCTAGAGAAAGCTTTCTTGAAGCAGTAGTTGCTTTTAATGATGCATCAGGTGAAATGAAAAATTTCTCTTTCGCTCCAATACCTTCACCTGCTAAAGCCATTTATTGTATTACAGGAACTCTATCAATGTCACGAAATGAAATGGTAGAATTCTTATCTAAATATGATTATGAGTTTACACCTCACATGAATAAAGAAACAAATTATCTGATCGTTGGTGAAGATCCAGGTAATATAAAAATAAAGTTTGCAGAGAAATATAATATTCCACAAATAACAGAAGAACAATTTATGAAACTTTTGGACAAGGAAATGAAATGAAATTATTTTTAAAAAGAACAATTGCTATAGATCATTTATTTATACCTAAAATAATTTCTTATATAGCTTTATATAAATTTTCAAATGCATGTGGTTGGTGTTTTTGGACTCATTTAATATCAATTTTGAAATATAATAATACTTTTCTTTTTATGTTATTTCCTGCATGGAATACTCCTTTATGGGTATGGGAGATAAATTTATGAAACTTTTGGACAAGGAGATTTAACAATGACAACTGAAAACTGTAATAGTAAGATTACTGCCAGAATAGATGATCATACTTATGAAGTAGTAATGGGGCATTTCCATCATGGGCAGCAAACTTTATTCTTAAGAAAGCTTTTTGATTCCATAAAAAAGTTAATTGAGCAGGATAAATTTGGTGAGGTTGCAGACTATCTTTATAAAGAAACTGATCTGACTTTACCTGGCAAATAAATGAAAGGAATATCTTATGCCATTAATGGATCGTATATACTGCAAGTCATTTCTTGAAATGAATTATCTTGAACAATCAAGATTAATTGATAAAGTTCGGACTATCAGAAGCTCTGCTTTGAATGCTGCAAAAGTATCAGCTCAAAAGATTACTAAGTCAGCAATGAAGAATATCTCTAAACACAGTGGTACTAAACGTGGAAAGAAGATGATGAAAGATCCTACTAAAGCAGCAAAGAAGGCACTGGCTAAATTAACTCCAGATCAAATAGCAGCAATAACTAAAAAGTTAAAAGGATTATAAAATGCTTACTCCGGCTAATTATTCTAAATTAAATTTTATTGAAAAAGCTAATTTACGTAAAGCATATATAGTAGAACAGAAAAGACTGTGTTGGTATTGTAAGCATAATATACATAAGCCAGCGCCAGATTTTATAATGGAGAAACCAATCAATAAGAAACTATTTCCAGAAAACTTTTTTAATTCACCAATTCATTTACATCATGATCATGAGACAGGCAAAACAATTGGTGCTGTCCATTGTCATTGTAATGCAGTATTATGGCAGTTTGAAGGAAAGTAAATTATGGAATATCCAAAATGGAATACAAAGTTTAAAACAAAATAAAAGGAGCTAAATTATGCAAAACTTATTAGTTACGATCGGCCTACCAAGAAGTGGAAAGTCCACATGGGCAAAGCAACAAAACTTACCAATCGTTAATAGAGATTCTATCCGTCTCGCTCTTCATGGCAAACCATATCTTCAAGAAGCTGAACCAATGGTAACAGTCTTAGAAGATATTATGATCAAATCATTATTTCTTGCCGGACATGAAGAGATCATTATTGATGCTACAAATACAACAAAAGAAAGACGTCAGCGCTGGGAAGACTCTCCATATGAGGTAGATTATGTAGTATTTCCAATAGCAAAAGCAGCATGTATTCAAAGAGCTAAAGATTCTGACAGAGAAGATCTGATTCCCATAATTGAAAATATGGCAAAAAAGATAGATTATAATATATAAAAGGAGTTCTTATGGGACTTTTAAATACAGAAGATGCAATAAATAATGCCATGTTAAATGGTTTAAGTAATTCTTTTAAGGCAGAATTAAAAGGTTTTTTAATGGAGAAAGCTGAAAAAGAAGTAGATCAAATAGTATCTATTATTTCAAAAAGGCTTGAATTAAAAATACGACAATCAACAAGTCAGTTAAGTGATCCTAGATTTATTAAACTTGAATGGATATTTAGAAAGGAAAATTAAATTATGCAATTATTTCAAATTGAAGAACGCAATATCAGTGCCATCATAATCAAAAATCGTACTCGTACAGATATCGGCGACATTACTACTTTAGCAGATAACATTGATATGGTAGGCCAGCTATCTCCGATAATCATCGATAGTGATAATAACTTAATCGATGGCTTGCGTAGAACAGAAGCAATGAAACATCTTGGCAGAACATCTATTGAGGTTAGAGTTGCAGATGGTATTACTAAAGATGATACTTTCTTAATTGAACTTCTTTCTAATATGGATCGTAAGGAGTTCACATGGTATGAAGAAATAGAACTCAAGGCAAAACTTCATAATTATTGGAAAGCTTCTGCAGAAAAAGAAAAGAAGTCCTGGGGATACCGTGAAACCTCTAAACGCCTCCGCTGTTCATTAGGTGGCCTTTCAACTGATCTTGCCTTTGCTGAAGCATTGAAAGTATTCCCTATGTTAAAAGAACATACAACTAAAGGCCGTGCTCGTGAGGCATACAAATCAATGGGCAAGCAAGCCGCTGCTTTACAACGCTTAGATAATTTGAACGATGAGGAAAAAGAAAGACTTAAAAAACTTCAGCATGGTATGCTAGATATAAAGCCAAAAGAAGTTTTGAAGCAACAAGATTCAGAGAGAACAAAAGAAGCCAGTGAAAAAGTAAGTTCTCTTTTAGAAGAAGAAGAAAAACAGTCAAAAAGTGAAGTTGTTGTAACTTATGTGGCTGAAAATTATAAAACATTCATTGAAAAGTTTCCTGATAATACTGTGGGCATGGTAGAACTTGACCCACCATATGCAATTGATTTTGAAAACACTTATGGAAAGGCTTCCAAGATTGAAAGCAAAGCAACAGACTGGACAGAGCAAGAATTGTTTGAGTTCTATTATAATTATTTGTCTCTCATATATCAAAAGATGCTTGATGCAAGTTGGGTACTCTGCTGGACAGGCAAGGAACATTATATGCAGATCAACAAAATTGCCGAAGAGACAGGATTCAGAATTCAACAACCTGGTTCATGGCCTAAGCCAGGTGGAAGTACTAATCAAGCAAAGAAATGTATGATATCTAATTGGGAAATGTTCTTACTTTTCAGTAAAGGTGAGGCACAGTTTAACACTCCAAGTATGTATTCATCAATTCCACAAATGGCAACTAATCCATCCAGCAAAAGAATCCACCAATGGGAAAAACCTATTGAAGTTTATGATTACTTTCTTAAAGCCTTAAGCAAGCCAGGCACATTCTTCTTGAGTCCTTTTGCTGGTAGTGGTAATTGCTTAATCAGTGCTGCCAAACATAAAATGATCCCTTATGGCTGTGATAAGACTTCAAAATATATTCCACAATTTTATGAGAGACTTAATAATTATTTAGGACTAAAGGCAAATGTGAAAGGGTTATAAAATGCGTTTAAATATTGAATGGATTGCTCCTTGGCGTTTTGGAAAACCTATAAAAAATTGGTTATTTAAAATACATGGAAAGTCAACTTATGATCCTACTTGTTGGGGTATATGGATTTTTGGTTTTTATATTCACTGGACATCTCAAGCAACAAGACATGGTTTTGGATTTAATATTCAATTTTAAAAAGCAAATGTGAATGGATTGTAATATGTGGAACTATATAATTTATTGGATTTTATTTCCAGCAATAATAGCTTTTATTTTAGGCTTACTTATTGGTTATTTTATATTGCCAATAATTAATAGGGACAAATAATATGCCAAATTATCAATCAGGACAAATAATGAAATCTAAAAAGAATATCAAGTGTTGCTTACATAAGAACATCATTCCACTTGAATATTCTTTTTCTCGTAAGACTTGGCCCAATGGGTATAAAGCAGACCCAGATTATAATCCAGTAAATTTAATTGGTGCCGATACAATGAGAGTGAAAACTTATCTTTGTCTTGATTGTAAGTGTGAAATCAAAGCTCCAGATCCTGGACACTGTAAGAAGGATATCTTATAATGGAAATACGAAAAATTAGTATAGATGACATAAATGGTTATCTACACTTTCATAGTTATGACGAAAATGATCCTATTACAAGAAAAACAAAAATAGCATTACGTGGTTTATTAGTCCATGAATTTTGTCATGGTTTTATAGATATTCAAAGAATTTCAGAAAATTATAATGCTTTAACATGTCGTTCTTGTAAAATGAGAATTCCTTTTCCAATAGAAGTTAAAACATATGGACAATTAAAAAATTATTTATTAAAAAGAAAATTAATCCATGAAAAGAAATAAGAAAAAGAAAAAATTTCGTGCTCATACCAAGAATAGATTACAAGAAAGATATGATGTTAACTTCAATCATGAAGATTTAAAAATTCTTAAGGGGCTAATACGAGCTGGTAAATCAGAAATAGTTAAAGCATATTCAAATGCCAGGAAAGTTCATAAAGTTAATTATAAAGGAATGGATATATTAGTTTTATATAATAAGAACCTTCAAGAAATAGCTACAGTATTTGAATATAAAAATAATATTATTGAAAATCGTTTTAATAAGCTACTTAAAAAAGATTAAGGATAACCAATGATCATACCTAAAATTAGTACCACATCAAAATCAAAGAAAGAAGAGAAAAGTTCATTTAATGCCTTAGCAATTGAATGTCCACCAACTGATAATATAAGTACTGCAATGATTGCTATGGTAGGTGAGGCACCATCTGATATTGAATTAGTAAAACAAGAACCTTTCGTAGGTCCAGCAGGATCTCAACTCAATCGTATATGTGCAGCATGTAGAATTGCTCGTTATCAAATCTATATGACAAATGCCTGTAAAGCAAAGCTACCTAAAAATGATGCAAACAAATTATGGACTACTAAAGGATATAGGCATCCCGATTGGGGAACCTTACAGAATCGATTAATAGATGAACTTGCTGAATTCCCAGGCAAGGTAATAATGCTTCTTGGTGCCACAGCTATGAAGTTATTAATTGACGAACCAAGGTTTGATTCCATAACTAAGTATCGCGGATCATTCTATCCAGCTGAAAACTTTCCACATCTTAAAGAGAAGTTAGCAGGAAAAATTATTGGCTTGTCATATCATCCAGAATACACCCAAGCATATAAACATCCAATTCATTTCTATACAATGATTGCGGATTTTCAAAAAGCATTAAAAATTATTGAAAATCCAGAACTTCTTAAAGATAATGTAGACATCAAAATCAATCCAAGTCTCGATGACATTTTAAAATTTTACGCAGAAATTTCTACAAAAGAATTTGTTGGCTATGATATTGAAGCCACGCCAGAATTTATTACATGCTTTTCCTTGGCATTTTATGATGCGATTACTGATAGAATAAAATCTATGTCAATACCATTATTAAATAACCAAGGTAGTATGTGGTCAGTTGAAGAAGAATTAAAAATATGGGCTGGCCTGGCTAAGATATTAGAAGATCCAAAGATAAAAATTATCTGTCAGAATGGAATGTTTGATATCATGTATACTTTACGAACTATGAATATCAAAACAGATAACTTTTATTTCGATACTATGCTTGCCCAACATAGATGTTATACAGAACTTCCAAAAGGTTTAGATTATCTTACCTCAACATATACTTATTATCCATACTATAAAGATGAAGGTAAATTATCCCACCTTAAAATTATTAAAGACTGGCCACAGTATTGGACATACAATGCTAAGGATGCCGCATATCTCTTACCTATCTCAGAAGCTTTAATGAAAGAACTTGAAGAATTTGAATCTGCAGATGCCATGACATATATGATGGACTTGCATAAACCATTAATGGAAATGGAATATAATGGCATCTTAACAGATCCAAAAGGCATAAAGGATTGCAAGAAAAAATATGAAAAGTTTATAATAGCATTACAGCATGGTCTTAATAAATTAGCAAATAAAGAACTTAATACAAATTCATCTAAACAAATGATTGCCTATTTTTATGGTACTTTAATGATAAAGCCATACATAAATCGAGCAACAGGCAATGCCACTTGTAACGCCGTAGCTCTACATCGTATTGCCAAGAAAGGAATTAAAGGATCTGGTGAAGCAAAAATAATTATTAAAATGCGAAAGTATGGAAAACTTTTATCTACTTACTTTAATGTAGCTGTAGATGCAGATAATAGATTACGTTGTAGTCATAAGATTACTGGAACAGTTTCTGGAAGAATAGCTACTGAAGGAACATTCTTTGGAACAGGAACAAATCTTCAAAACCAGCCTTATATCTTTAAATATTATCTTATCGCAGATCCTGACTGGATATTATGTGAAGCCGATCTTGCTAAAGCTGAAGCTCATGTAGTTGCATATCTTACACAAGATGCAAACATGATAGAATCATTTGAATCGGGTGTAGATGTCCATTCATTTAATGCTAGTAAGATTTTTAATGTTCCTATTGAAGAAGTCATTCATGAGGCTAAAACAAAGAAAGTTGATCAAAGAAGTACTATGCGTTATATGGGAAAGAAAGTTGTCCACGCCTCGAATTATAATATGGGAGCACAAACATTTTCAGATCAATTAGCTGTTGAAGAAGTCTTTATTTCCCAATCAGAATGTAAACAATTACTTCAAAATTATCAGGATAGATTTCCCGGCCTAAAAAGATGGCATCAATCAATTGAAAATGAAGTTTCACAATCCAGAATATTATATAATTTATTTAACTCTCCAAGAAGATTCCTTGGCGAGATGGGACCAGCATTATTTCGTAATGCTTATAGCTATAAACCTCAATCAACTGTAGCAGAATTATTAAATCGTGGACTTATTAAAATGGCTAATGATCCCAGGCTTGGCAAAGATGGCTATGATATTCGATTATTAACAACTGTTCATGATTCAGTATTATTTATGTTTCACAAAAGTAAACTTCCACAATTACTTCAAATACTTCTCATCATTAAAGATCATATGACTCATACATTTACTTATAAAGGTAGATCTTTTACCATTGGATTAGATGCCAAGATTGGCACTCAATGGGCAGGCAATACAGCAGAAATTGCAAAGTTTACCAAAAATAATATTGATATGGCTATTAAAAAGATTGGAGTTTTATAATGCTTAAATTTTTTAAATTTATCTCAGCACTTTTTCATATAAGACAAAAAGATGTTTGTGAATTATCACAAGATATGGGACTATACGATTTTCATGATTATAGAGATAGTACTTTAGGAGAACCTATACATTGGTATTTACTTGAATGTAAACATTGTGGTAAAAAATTCTATATATAATCTGAAAAAGATTTTAAAAATGTTAATAAAATTATAAGAGCACTTAATTCAAAATAACAATTGGAACTAATTAAAATTATCATAAAGGAACTTTAAAATGATTTTTGGAAAATCTTATAGAGAAAAATATATTGCTGAACAGAAAAAATTAGAAAAACTAAAAAATAAAATATGGTTTGCTTGGTATCCTGTAAAAGAAAATTATGGTCGATTTGTCTGGCTTCAAAAAATAAAAGTTGATTATGGTATTTATAATCATTCAGGATATTTAATAAATCCAAAGGAAAAACCAATTTATCATCTACTAAGTCACGATCAGAACTAATTAACAGTTATTTCACATATTAAGGATTATCACTCTATGGCTCGACAACTTTCTGATTGGCTCGAATATTACATGAAATATACTCAAAGAACTGAACCGCCTGAATTATATCATTTATGGTCAGGCTTAGCAGCAATAGCTTCTGCACTTCGCCGCAAGTGTTATTGTAATTGGGGAGCATTGCGGGGACTAATTTATCCAAATATGTTTATTGCTTTGGTTGGTCCACCTGGAGGTCGTAAAGGAACTGCTATGAGAATAGCAAAAGGTTTTGTACAAAAACTTGATATCCCTATGGGTGCAGATTCACTTGGCTCAACTCAGGCACTATATAAAGAATTAATGGATAGTGAAGATTCTTATGTGACTGAAAATGGCATCACTAAAAAACATAAGAGTGTTTCCATATGGGCTGAAGAATTTCAAGTATTTTTATCTGACAGAGATCAAATGCTTATTCCATCATTAACTGATTTATTTGACTGTGCAGACATATGGAAATATAAAACTATTAGTCGGAAAACTGAAGATATTTCTAATTGCTGGATTCATATATTAGGAGCAATAACTCCAGACCTTCTTCAGGAATGCCTGACTCGTACAGCAGTAGGTGGTGGTCTTATATCTAGAATTATTTTTGTAGTTGGACAGGGACCGAAACAAAGAAGAGCATTACAATTTTTAACTAAAGAAGAGCAAGAAATTCAACAAAAATTAGAAAATGATATACAAGAAATTGCTAACTTATCTGGAACATTTCAACTAAGTAAAGAATTTTTAAAAGCTTATGTTCGCTGGTATGAGCATGAGTATGATGATTCAGGCGTACCTTCAGATAAGTTTCTTGGATATAATCACAGGCGTCCATTACATTTGAATAAAGTATGTATGTTATTATCGGCATCAGAATCAAATGAGTTAATTTTAACTGAAGAACATTTTGAAAAAGCTTTAGCTGTAATGCAAATAACAGAACAAGAAATGCCAAATGCATTTTATGGCCTTGGGTTATCAAGCCAGGCAAATGTATATGCAAAAATCTTAAGTTTCATTGAGGCAAGAGATGCTTTTGATTGGAGTGAATTAGTACGTAGTTTTCATCTTGATGTAGAAAATATTACGCAGTTACGAGGATATGTTGAGATGGCAGAACAGTCCGGATTAATTACAGCTGAAGAATCTGCAACTACTTGTAAATATACAACTATTAAAAAACCAAAGGCTCAACGAGATCCAAGTTACATTGAGAAAACTATTTTTAGATTAATGGATAGAAATATTATTAAGGAGATAAAATAATGTTAGCAGAAACTTATGAACTACTTAAATATTTGGAAGAACAAATATCTTTTAAGCATACAACAACAATTCTTCTACATAATAACTCATTAACATTACAAATATTTTTTAGAAAAGATGATACTCCATATTATTATCAACAAGCATTAACTAAAAAAGATATAGATGATGTTGTTAATAATGAAAGATTTTTTCTAGATTTATTTACAGCTAGTTTAGAAGAATTTTATTTACTAGCTAATACATCAAATTTTGAAGAAAGTGAATTAATTAATCAAACAATTATAAAGGAGGAAAATATAGAAGATTCAGTCAAAAAGCAAATGAAAGATTCAGACATGATTTTTACTCAAATATCCACATCAGCAATTGATAATTTTGCAGAAGCTAAACAACTTATAGTTAAGTTATATGTTCCTGATATGACAATATCACGAGCAGGCATAAGTCATGTATTAAAAAGACTTGAAGAATATTATAGTGAAAATTAACTGGTTTAAGCAATAGTGCAATAAACATTAAAATAATTATAAGGAGAATTAAAATGGATGGAACAGACGAATGTAAAGATGCAATAGAAGAAGATGTACAATCTGCAGGAATGAAAGAAGTTCATGAAAATAATTATGGAACTTCTGTCGGAGAAACTTTATCAGAAATTAAAGCTGACGTAGATCAAGCGTATGAAAAAATTAAAGAATTATCAGATTTACCAAAAATCTTATTCTTTGATACTGAGACATCTGGATTCATTAAAAAGGACTTGCCTGCCGATCATCCAGATCAGGCATGGACAGTTCAGATCGGTGCCTTATTAACTGATACTGAGGGCAAACAGATTGATAGCATGAATGTAATTATCAAAGCTAATGGCAGAGAGATGAATCCATTTGCAGAAGAAGTCCATGGCATATCTGTTGAAAGAGCTGATGAAGAAGGTATTGAAGAGCTTGAAGCTGCTGAACAGTTCGGCCTGTTATTACGTCAAGCAAGTATGGTTGTTGGACATAACTTTGATTTCGACTGGAAGTATGCTCAGCATCTTTTAGAAAGAAATATAGATAAGCTATCTGATGAAGCTAGATCTGCTTTCTATCTAGATTTGCCAAACTATTGTACTATGAAAGATAAAGCAATAGTAAAATTCTGTGGATTGAAAAACAAAGCTAACAAGCCGAAATGGCCAAAGAATACAGAACTTCATTCTATTTTATTTGGAGAAGATTTTGATGCTCATGATGCTTTCAATGATATTATTGCTACCGCAAGAAATTATTTTGAACTTATTAAAAGAGGCATCATTGAGGATAAGTTGGCAACCGAATAATCGCTGTTCATTTATGAACACCAAGTAGATCTATAATAACTTATTAGGGAGAGATAATTATGGGTGATAGACCAGATTTGGCAGCACCAAGAAAGTTAGGTGAAAAAGAAGAAGTAGTTTTTGGTAATACTGATATCAATCATCCAAAAGTTGATATTACTTTATCAAAAAAAGAATCAAATCCTTTAGCAGAACAAATTGGAGGAGGTCATTATAAAGGTTTTACTATCCAGCCAGTTGAGTTCATTACAAAGAATAATCTCAGCTTTCTCCAGGGATGTATTATCAAAAGAATTTGCCGTTATAATCTTAAAGGAACTCCTTTAGAGGATCTTCAAAAGATTAAACATGAAGTTGATCTTTTAATTGAACTAGATGGATTGGAGAGAAACTTATGATATTAATAAAACCAAGTTTTGAAATTTTGAAAATAATGTGTAACTATATAGATCTTGATCAAATGATAAAAGAAGATCCATTACAATTAATAGAGTATGCAGGCAGGACTTGCTACAAATCAGAAGATAAAATAACTCCAGACTCTGCTAAAGATTTTGTAAAAAGAATTCTCAAGAGTGGCCATGAATCAGTAATTGAACACTCTGCAATGACAGTCAAAGTCATCTGTGATCGCGGTGTAACTCATGAAATTGTTCGTCATAGGATAGGATCTTATTCTCAGGAAAGTACAAGATATGTGAATTATAAAGGAGGATGTACCTTTGTGATTCCACCTTGGATAAAAACAATTATTTCTGGACAATTCAAAATTAAGTCTACTATGAAACTAACAAATTGTAATGATGCTACAGAACAATGGTTTAATGCTATGTTATATGCAGAAGCTGCTTATACAAGATTATTAGATGAAGGTTGGACTCCACAACAAGCCCGTTCAGTCCTTCCCAATTCAACCAAGACTGAAATAGTCATAACATATAACTTTCGTGAGTGGAGGCATTTCTTCAAATTAAGAACATCAAATGCTGCACATCCACAGATGCAAGAAATTGCCAGACCATTACTTGATAAGTGTAAAGAATTAATTCCAGTCATCTTTGATGACATTACATATTAATCCTATGGCTATTCTTTTTGATTCGTTAGTCTTATTTATTGTTATCAATAGCAAATAGAAGCATATACGATCTATAAGGTTTAGCCTTGTAAAGGAGACAGGCATGGCAAGACAAGCTAATGGATATTGCGTAAGATGTAAAAAAGATTTTACAACTGTAATTCCTTCTGATGCTTCAATACCAGACCTTTGCAGTGATTGTCAACAAAAGGCACAAGATGAAGAAAGAAAAATTTATTTTCTTCAATTGGATAAAATGCCCATAGAAAATCGGTTAAGAAGAATCGAGGAATGGCTTTATGATTATCAACCTTCTATCGATATAAAGCAAAAGTTTTAATCTTAAGGAGACTCAAATGAAGAAGAAAAAAATATTTCAAATTTTAATAATCATTATCTTTTTTGTTATTTTTTCAGCGAATACATATTCTGAGGAGGCTACTACAGAAGTAATCACAAGCAAGCAGTTACTCGAAGCTCAGATTATGGCTAGCCAGGAAAAGCTTCAAAGACTGCAAATAGAATTTGAATTGACAAAACAGAATTTAAATATCTTGCAAAGCAGATATAAGCAGGAGCTGAAAAAAGAAGAAGATAAAAAGAATGCAGAGAATGAAAAGAAAGATAAAAAGAAAAAGAAGAAATAATATAATGGCTGGAAGATATCATTTCCTCCAGCCAATAAAATTTAATTAAAATACTTATTTTTCAGGTTTTTCTTTCTCGTCAATCTTTGATTGTGTATCATGGGAAGATGGCCTGATGAACTCAAGAGCATTATTAAAAACCATATAAATTTTCATCAATACTTTAATTTTAAATTGGTTTGAAATACTTTTAAGCATTATCAAGAAGATTCCCATAGCCAGCCAGTTTCCATCTATAAATTCTTTTACTGGAATATCTAATGAAATCATAACAAGCTCCTATTTAAAAAACTCTTCTGGGTCCTTGTCAATAAAAAGTGCCCTGACATCTTCCACTGTAATTTCTTTTTCCTGCATGGCATTAGCAATGGAAATAATCGCTGTTGGGCCGTACTTTAAAACACTGATGATAATTTCTAATATTAATGCTTCAGTCATTTTGAATCTCCTTTGTCCACATAAGGTTCAACAAGCTGAAGAAGTTCAGTTAATAGCACAGTGGTTCTTGTCAAATTAACAAGATAATCCTTTTCCTTTGCAATCTCTTCAGATTGTTTGTAAAGAAGAAAAGCTTCTACGGTAAGATTATGTGCTTTTCTATACTCCCTCGCCTTTGCCACGATTTCATCCTTCACGGCCTCTGGAACTTTACCTTGCTTGTAAAGGTCTCCAATAATTGACAACGTTGTTTCATATGTTGTCTGACTAATTGCCAATGTTGAATAAGTAGTCTGCTCCATTTTACTGGCACAACCAGACAATAAAATCATTAACATAATAAAACTGGCCAAGTTAAAATATTTAATTCTCCTCATAACTATCTCCTATAATTAAAGATTAACTCCAAAAGAAAACATGTCTCTTTATCCAGGCAATAATTCTCTCATACCATTTTAAATGTGCTGGCGGTGCTGGAGCAACTCTTGTATCAAAATGCTTTGTAACTTCATTTGAGTAATCAGATTCAAGACCTGATGTATCAAAAGCTGTAACTACCCAATAAAAATCAGATTCAGCATCATCAGGCACATTTAATTCACTTTGATAATTAGTTACAAGACCTAAAACTGCTGCTGGAGTTTCATAATTACCTGACTCTGTACTTATGTAAACTTTATATCCAGCAAGATCAGGTTCAGAATTAGCATCCCATGTCAGAGTATATCCTTTTACTTCTGCATAACTGCTGCAACACATGGAAAATAATAAACCTATTGTAAACAATAAAACTTTAAAAATACTTTTCTTCATAATTTTCTCCTTTAATTAATATGGCCAAAGAACTTCTTGAGGATTCTCAAACCTGCTACCTAAATGAATGAATGTCTTTGCAACACCAATACGTCTAAATCCTACCTTGAAAGCCGCCTGTAATATTTTAAAACGTAACGAAGAATTTCTACAACTAATATCAATACCTTCTCCAGTTAAATGATCAGATGTCTCTTTACCTCCTTCCTTCTTATTATGCTCCTCACATCTACAGGCAGAGTTAACTATTAATGGCTGGCCTACAGTATAGCGTAGAAAATTTATTCGCTCTAAAAAATCTTCTTCAATATTATAAAGGCCACAGCAAGGACATTTTAATTCATCTTCTGTAAAATAACTTTTCATGATTATCGATCCTGTAATCTTTTAATGTTTGCAGATGCATTATTACACAAGTCAGGTATCTTACTCTTATTTTCTTGATAAGCAATAAGAATAGCTTTTAAGACTGCCTGAAACATATCAAATAAACTATCTATATCATAATCTTTCTTTACAGTATTTTCCATTATACACCTCATTTAAAAAGGCCAGATAGATAACCTCCTATTACACCAGTCATTCCAGCAAAACCTTTATCTGTTAATCTTCGCTTGTCAACCTTCTTATCAATTGAATTAATCTTTTCTGTACAAGCACAAACCTGAGCTTCAAACTTTGAATTTAAAGTGTCAATAGAACTACTGATATTATCCAACATATCAAAAGTAAGAGCTGATTTAGTTTTTTCATCTGCATCAACATAAGTTTCTTTTTTTATTCCATGGTCATTTCCCACAACATTTCTCCCTCAAAAAATGTTAAATAATATTACTTTTCAATTGAGTTAAAATAATTCTGTCTTAATTGTTTTTGTCGCTCTTTTAACTGACCAATTCTCTTTCTTACGCTTGTAGTTTGCTTAAGCTTTTCTAACCTATTGATTAATGTAGTTATACTGTTTATAGAACTTGCAAAACCCTCATAATGTTTCATCTGCCTAAATTCTGTAATGTTATCTTTAATAAAACCTCTCTTGTCTTCTGCTTTATCAAAAGAACTCTTAAATTTTCTAAACTTCTTTCCGGCATCTTTAAAGTCCTGTTCTTCTATAGATGGCCGATATTCACTTCCTCGCCCAACATGCCAGTAAAGAAGCTTGCCAATAAATGGTAATGATTCTAAAAGCCTAGAATTTTCAACATCAAATATCTCACCACTCATTACATCTTTACTTAAGGCATTTACAAATTTAACTGGAGGTAAAATCATCTGACTTATAGCTGTACCAATTCCTTCTCTTCTTGCCTGCATTCTGACGAATCTATTTGCGCCTCCCATAGTTAGAAAGTTTTCAATTACATTATCACTAAACTTAATATCCTTTCCTAACATAAAGTCTTTTATTTCATCTGCGCCGGCATTAGCTAAAGTAAGCAAACCCATTAATTTAACCATATTGCCCATTGCTCTTAACTTCTGATTAGCATTACCTCTCTTAAGATCACGCCAAACTTCATTACGAAATACATCAAATTGTTTTATCGTATATGTTTTTAGCATATACAAAATTCTCCAATTCCCCCCTTTAAGATAATACTCTGGCATTTCAGAAAGTGCTACTGGCTGGAAATCTAACAATCTTGAATACAATAGCATCTTGACATTCTCTGAAGGATTATCAGCTAATATATCATTAATAACTTCATTAGATTTACTTCCAAAAAGTGGTCTTATCTTTTTTAATAATTCTGCCCTACCTTCTTCTGAACTGGCCTGACGTTTGAAAGCATCAAAAGCATTATTAATCAGAACCTCTTTACCAATAGAATCAATTTTTTCAAGCCCTGTATATTTGAACACTTTAGAAACTAGATTACTTAAAGAATCAAAGTCAGCAAATTCTTGTGCCATTCTTTCAATACCTAAATCCTCTTTAGTAATTTTTGAATTCTTAAATATTGCATTCGTTAAATTTTTTACATTGCTTGGTAAATTTCTAGGGTCAAAAATATTCCCTACATACATAGCCCAGGCAAGATCACCTACCTGAGTTACAGCAGCTACTGGATTACCCATAACATCAATATAAGCAATATTCTTATACGCATGAACAATCCCAGTTGTGCCTCTCTCATGAAATCTAGATTCAAGAATATCACGAACTGCCTGCTCATCTTTCTTATGTAACTTTCCATCAAGCATCAAATCATTAATATATACACCAATATTTTCTGTATAATCTCTTTGGTTCTTATACTTCTCAATGGCAGCATCATAATCTCTGATGTTCTCTTCAAGTAAATCCATTCTAGCTATATGAGCATCAGCCAATGCTTGCTGTGCCTCATCTAAAATTGGTTCACTATTTTCAAAACCAGACAGCTTTTCAAGCTTAATTAATTCCGTTTGTGCTAATGATCTTTTTTGTTTTAATCGAGAAATTCGTTCAGGAACTTTACCAAAGAATCTTCGAGCTTCTATCTTCTTAGTCATTGAATAAAGATATTGCATTAAAGCAGCATCAGAATCCATATAAAACTTTGCATATTCTTCTGGAATAGTCTCAAATACTCTACTCTGAATATTGCCAGGCCCAGCAATTCCTTTATACGTACCAAGAATAATATTACTAATAATATCTGCACGAACATCTGGATATCTATAATTAAACTCAGATACAGTTATTCCAAGCTTATCTGCTTTAGCTTTAATAGCTTCTGTAAAGACAGGCCGCTTAGAAATCTCTTGAGTTGCTTGCAAGAAGCCTTCCTGATCTTTTAGAATACGAGGCCAATAGTCTTCAATAAAACCTACATCAAGACCAACATCAATGGCATCCTGCCTGATTTGATTTAAGACTTCTCGTGTTTTATTATAAGAATCTAAGATATCATACTTTTCAGCAAGTTGAGTAATCTTTCCTAAATCAGAATTCTTACGTGCCCAATCCCAGGCAGACTTATCTTCTATTGACATTTCCTTTTTAGCTTTTTTCATCATTGGATATGCATTATTCAAGGCACTAGTAATTTTCATACTTGTGACAAAATCCAATTTACGAAGCTTATTAGATATGTCTTCTAAACCAATATTTTTAAGTCTAGTAGATACAGGCGTAAGACTTTTGTCAGTCATTAATTTCATATCAGATAATTTCATTCGTAATGACTGACCAATCTTTTTTAAGATATTTGATTTCTGTTGATAGATTTCATTATACTGTTCATCTGAAAGTTTCTGTTCAGGCAGAGGCTCACGAGTTTCAAACATCGGAAGATTAGATTGCTCTTCAATGCCTGATTCTCTTTCAAATATTTTTCCACTCTCAGCTTCTCTAGCCAAGCCAGTCGCAGTCTGAGCTTCTGGATTACCAGTAAGAAATCTCTTACCTGTTAAGTAAAGTTGGTTAAAGAAGTCCATGATTTTTTGAATCATTTTATTAAAAGTAGAATTGTTACGATAAGATTCTCTATCTTTCATTATTCGAGCAAACATCTTTGCACGATTTTCACGCATTGCCTGAATAGAATCTTTGTGCTTACTTGGAGTAAATCCTAACTTGCCGGCCTTTCTTAATTTATTAAACTCTCTATTCAGTGCGGCATCATCCTCTTTTGTAATCATTCCAAGATTATCAAGCACATGTTTATTTTCATGCCAGAGAGTTTCATTGTCTGCAAAATTGGCATCGAGCATAATATTAGATCCTATTGTAACTCCTAGAATCTTTCCATCTTCTGACATCTCGCCTGATTGGATGGCCATTTCAATAAAATCATTTCCGGCATCTTTAATATTTTGAATGGTAAGTCCGCTACCATTTTTGAATCTCACAGCTATTGTATTGTCACTATCAATAAAAACATTCTGATTAGGAAACATCTTTTTAATTTCGTTAATATCTAATCCTTGATCAGGCGCTTGATTTTCACGAATTTCCATATTAAATCTTTCAGGATTTTCCTTAGCTTCAATAACTTCACGCATAAATTGAGCTTGAGTAGTAACTTCTTGAAACTGATCCATTAACTCAAACTTTTTAGCTTTATCAGATTCTTCTGAAGCTTGACTATAAATAGTATCTGCTTCTTGTAATAATTGATCTCTACGATTTTGAACTTCTTCAAGCTGTTCAGGAGTAGCAATCTTTGAAAATTCTACAGCATCAACAGTATTTTTAAGTTCAGGAATATTTATTTCTTCAACAATCTCTTCTGGAATAACTGCGCCAGCTTCTGTAGCTTTATTAATTATATCTTGCTGTTCTTCTAATAAAGAATTAAAATGTCCATCAACTGCAAAGACTTCTGCCTGATGTCCACTATAACCATTATCATTAAGTTCTTTAAGTAAGGCTTTAATAGCAACATTATCTGCTGGATCAATTTTGTGTAGTCTCAAACAATTTGCAAGAGGTTTCATTATATCATCCCCGAAAGTGTAAGTATTTCTAATATTTCAAACATTTCCTGATCTTCTTGTCTTAATAATTTATAATTATCTTTAGTTATTATTGGATCATCCCACATACTCCAAGCACTCTGAGGATAATCAGCTGTACCATTTCCTCCACCACCACTTGAAGGAATAATTACTGGAGTACTTGGTTCTAATGGGTTTCCCCAAGAATATTCTTTCCATATATTATCAGACCAAGCAAATTCTTTCCAAGCCCAAGGTTGAGTTCTACTTCCCCAAGAAAGAGTTTTCCAGGTAAAAGTTTTCCAGGCAAGACCTTTCCAAGCATATCCCATTTATACAGGTCCCCAAGGATCACCTTCAACACCAGTCCCTTCAACAGAAACTCCATTAATTTTTCCTACATCTACTTTTCCAGCCGTTAGATTAATAATTCCAGTAATAGCAGCCTGAATTTCTGCAGAGCTAAGATCATTCAATGCAGCAATCAAGGCTGGTATTGTCGTTCCAGTATCTTCTAAAATAGCAGCAATTTCAGTATCAAGATAATTAAGAATAGATGTTTGATTTGTGGCTGTTGCAGGATCAGCTGGAAGATTAGTAGTCTTCTCATTAATAGCTTGTAAGATTCCAGCAACTTCAGCAGCACATGGAACATATTTCTCTCCTGCTGGTTGATTAGAACCTCCATAAGCACGACCTGCATAATTCTCTGTGTTATCAGCAGCAGCATATGTATACTTATAAAATCCATCACCAACTTCTGACATAGCAACATCAGTAATCACAAGAGAATTATCTGACAAGTCTCTAATTCTAATTGTTGGAGATAACCCTGTTTTTGGTTCTCCATATTCAGTAAAGTATGCAACAAAAAGTAAAGCCATTTTAGTTTCCTTAATTTATATTATTCGAAATAAGTATCTGCCTTCCTAAGTTTATTTGTATCTTCGATTATTTTTATTCTTTCACTCAATTCATTATTAATGATTATTTGTTCTTGCACTGCTTTAGTAAGAACTGATATCATAGCTCCAAGATCCCTTCCATCATTTCTTTGAGTAAATTCAGGCAATGTTGAATGATCTATATTTCCATTAACACCTTTAATTTTAGATATTTCTACTAAAGCTTCACCTTCATAGAATGGTGTTCGGTCAGTAAATGAATCTGCTGAGACATCTCCAGAAAACCAAGCATTACCATTTGCATAAAAAAGAACTAAATCATCATGACTATGTAAGCCAAAAGTAAGTGCATTACTTGCTGAATTATCTCCTGCATATTTAAATCCAATATAACCAGAATTAGCATTTGCTTTTTCCTGACCAAACATATGAATTACTCTATTACCTGTTGTAAGATTTGGATGTAATGCTAGAGAAGCCCAACTAAATGTAGTATTTGCCGTTCCATTTAATGTTAATATTGGAGTAGCATCACCACCAAGTCCTGATGCTTCAACGTTACCTGTGAATACAGCACCTCCACTATCAAGCAATCTGAACTCTTCTGTGCTTGTAAAATTATATAACTGTAAATATCCGGAAGTATTATTATATCCAACATATGCTTTATTAGCACCACTAACTTGTGAATACACTCCAGCTGCAGTACTATTAATATAAACAGGCCCTGAAAATACAGAATGTCCATCATTCCAAAGAACTAATTGATCTGTTAGAGCTCCACCTCCAGAACTTGTTCTAAGATGTATTTTACCTTCGTAAGAAGATCCTCCTATTGAATCCAAATAAGTATCTACATAAGGATAATTATACACTGTAGATAACTTTGACATATAATCTTGACCTGAACCTGCAGATAATCCTAGAAAACCATTTGAAGAATATAGATTTTTTGTTAATACAATATCTCCATCAGACTCAATCTGCATTGCATCAGTATCAGACGCAGAACCAATATAACCATCATCAGGAATTATAAGATTACCTGTTAATGATAAATTATTAAATGTTGGATTGGCATCAGTAGTAAGATCTTGATTAAGAACACTAGCTGACTCAACTGTTAGAGATCCTGAAAGAGTAATTGTCTGACTTTGAATTGTCACAAGATTACTTAAAGAAATAATTGCATCCTCTATTGTAGCTTTTGTAGTAGCATCAATATTATCAAGACCATTTAGATAACTATCCCCTTGCATATCGAGAACAGTAACATCAATAGCATCAGCAGTTTTACCTTCACGAACAAGTTGTCCATCTGCAGCAAATGTAACAGATGAAAACAATAACAGAGTACTAATAAGTCCTACTAATTTCTTTGCAAACATCGTTTCCCTCTCCTATTAATGTTAATGTTATATCACCACTAAGAACGCATTCTAATTCATAGGCTAACTTTATATTAGCACTATCTGGAACAGTTATTGTATCTCCGGCATCAGCTTCTAAAACAATAATTTTACCATCAGCTAATCCAGTAACTTGATCCAATTGATCTTCTGTACCAGATTCTGCTTGAAGAATCTTTCTGCCAGAACCCAATACAGCGACAACACCACTAGAGATTTCAAGAGTTTCCTTGATATCACGTTCAACATAATTGCCTGTTCTTCCAAAGACAAAAGCCATTTAATATTCCTCCTTAATCATACCATTCAAACTCGTATTTAATCGCTACATTATTTTTATCTCTAATTGGTGTAACACATTTTAGTTTTTTCTTTTCAGGAGTATTAACAATAATCTCCTTGCTTTTAATTGTTCTTATTAACTCATTTATTAAATATACATTTTCTTTAGGAACGTTATTAGAAGATTCTATGAAATCTTTTATAGAAGTAATAGCATAGACAACATTCTTCATTAGATCTTCTAATTTAATTTCCTTTTTATCATTCTTTAATTCCTGCCGCTTCTTTTTTATTTCAGCAATTCTTATGTCTTTTTCTGACATAACATCTGTCAATTGTCGTTGTTTCATAATATTATCCTGCTAAACAATCTAAAAGTTTTCCAATGGTTTCTTGCTGTTCAGCATTTTCCATATAAGCTTCATAGGCATCAATTTCAATTTCCTCTATGCCTTCTTTGGTAGATACTGATACAGGCATCTTAATAGTAACTCCTTTAAGAGCTTCTAATTGTTTAGGTGAAAAAGAAATAGTATTTGGTGCATTTACTTCAGGCTTAGGCTTTAAATAAGGTTTATCTGATTTAAAATCAGTTCCTACATCAATGCCAAGAGTATTTTTAACATAGGCTGCTCTGGAGCGAATAAAAGCTTCTTCTCCAGGCCCGCCTTTTAAATTGTCTGGAACAGTCATTAATATCTCAGCTTTACGTTCAGGAGATATCTTCTTAGTTTTTACAAGTTCATTCTTATCTTTTATTCCATACTCTTTGTAAAGTTCATTAATAACCTCAGACTGCTTGGCAATAGTTTCTTTATTTAAATCAATTGTTTTTTCTTCAACAGGAGTTTCTTTTACTTCTGTTTGTTTAAGTTCAATATTACCAACAAGATGGCCTTTTGAATCATACCAATTATCACCATATTTTAGAAAGAATTTTCCGTCTTCTGATTCAAAAACATTCTCTTCATTTGGAACTTGTTTAACAGTAATCTTTTTTGCCTTTGTATACAATGGCTTTTTAGTTCTTTTATCATCACCAAGCCAATCTTTAAACTCTTCTTGATTCATCTCAGTAACAGAACCAAAGCCTTGCCAGCCATCATCATAATTTTCCATATAAATATTTTTAGCTTCTTCTGCAGACTCGGCACCCATAACTACTTTATGTTCATCAAATTTTCCTGTCTTAGGATTTACTTGATCAACAATATAGATACGAGGACTTGTAGTTGTGCCTGGCTTAATGAATACATCAATCTGATCTCCGTCTCTTCCTTCAGTGTTAGAGAAATATCCATAATGATCATTCATCTTACTTTCCCATTTCTCACCGTCAGAGTCAACTCCAGATCTTGTAGAGCCAGCAGGATTTTCAATCTTAATATTAAAATCATCTACCTTAACAGATGCCTTCTTATAATTTCCAGCTTCCTTTTGAGCTTCACTTGGGTTCAGATTAACATCAGCCTTTTTTACTTGAGAATCAATATCTTGATTAGTCTCTTCACCTACTTGCTGTTCATCTGTGAACGAACTTGTCAAGCGCTCTTTCAATTTTGAATAAGCATCAATCTTTGTTTGGACTCCTTTGATAACATCATCCACAGGTATATTTTCTTCTACAGCCATTGCTGCTAAAGAGTCTTGATTATTCAAAAGATTATTATGGTCTGTAATTTTTTGATCTATCTTATTCATAGAAGCCTGAACAACTTCAGGTCCATTAGAGATAATATTCTTAGCTTGAGCTTCTATTGGATCATCAGGTGTTGAAGAACTACTTTCTCTTGATAAAATAACATTAGCACCTGCGCCGGCACTACCACCAACAGCGCCTGCAGACATGCTTTCAACTATTCTTTCAACATTTTCTACAGTCAATAATTCTTCATCAGTATTGGCCACAGTATTTAGAATACTAAGAAGTTCCTGACCACCTTCTTGCAAAGCTTCTTCAGGGATATTTTGTAATAGTTCTTTTGCTGATTTCTTAGCAAGTCCTTTTGCACCCTTAGTTAAGGAATCAATAAAAGTACTAACTAATCTGCTATTACCACCAAGAAACTCTAAAGAAGTTGCCAAAGAGCCAAAGAATAATGCAGTTTCTGGAGCATCAATACCTTTCTCTACAAATAAGTCTGCATACATGCCACCAGATTCCATTGGCAATACAGCTGCTGCAATACCAGCTTTAGAGCCTAATTTCTTCAGCGCTTGTTTGGTAACTTGTCTTCTCAGTTCCTTTTCTGTAATTCCTTTAATTCCTTTTTTAAGACCTTCCTTAACCAGCTTGTCGATACTTTTCTTTAGTACAGTACGGCCGGCAAGACCTCCAATACCACCAGCTACAGTTCCAGGACCTGGGGCAGCTGCTGAACCTACTGCTGCACCGGCGACTGCACCAAGAGCAGCTTCAACCATACTCGGAACAAGCTCACCTAAAGTTCCTTGTGCCCAATCAATTGTATCACCAATACCTGCTTTACCAGTGTAAATATCTTTAAAAGAAACTTTCTTAGGATACTTTTCAGCCTCTTCAATATTTCTTTTATAGCCTTTAATACCATGAGTTTGAAGAACCTCTCCAAGAGAATCAAGACCAACTTTTTTAAGTCCACTACCTGCTAATGCCTCAGCACCATATGCAGTTGCCTGTAAGTTTTGCAGACCTCGCTTAACGCCAGGCATAAAATCTGAATCCGTTGTAGGAACTTTATCTGCTGCACTAACTTCACGTGCTTTCCTACTTAAAGAAAGAAGTTCATCTTTTGTATGAATATGTCGATTTGGTTCACTATGAGCTATTTTGATCCCTTCAAATAATTCTTCCTTTTCCTCATCTGAAGAGGTACTATCAAAATAACTTTTATATTGTTGTCGTGCTTGTTCTGTAAGAGCCATATAACACCTATCAATTAAATAGAATTATCTTCTTAATCCAGGTCAAGAAAATTACTTGATCTATCTCTTCCAAAGAAAAAGTCTTCATCAGATGTATCAAATGTTCCTGCAGCAGTTCCACGTCTTCGCTGTTCTGGAGTATTAATATTAACATAATCAATTGGCATACCTGTCTTATCTGTAGCAGGCTGAAAAATTGGTTTTCTTAATTCAGCATTACGCTTTCTACGATTTTCTTCAGACTCGCCGACATAACGATCTAATTGTAAATCCATCTCAGCATCTCTTGTAGCACCGATTCTTCTTAATGATTCACGATCTTTAGCTTTCTGCCTGATCATTGCATTGGCATCTGCAAGTTCCTGCAAATTCATTGCTCCAGCACTACTCTCACGAGTCTGTTCAATTTGACCTAGATTACGTAGATTTTGTTCTTCAAGACCATATTCACCTGCCATACTTGTTGTAGAACTACTACCACGATTCTTCAATTCCTGTTCAACAAGCGGAGCAAGATTTTTCATGGTATGATATGCAAATGTTCTACCTTTTGAAGTGTAATCTCCTTCACGAAATGTCTCTACAGCATCTTTATACTCATTGATTAAAGAGGACAAATCAGGTCTTTTCTTATTCTCTTCATTATTAATATCTCGTAACATATTTTACTCCATAAATTTATATTGACCAATATGAATTTTCTGCTAATACTTTAAGCCATCGTTGCTGGGCAATAATAAAAACTCCACTAGTATAAAAATCCCAGGACCATAAAAGACCATTAGCAGTTAACCAATTTTGGAAAGCACTTCTAATGCTACCATTACTAAATAAAATACTATCAACAATCCATAGTGGAGCATATATTTTCATGGCATAACTTGGAGCATTTTGTAGTACAATAGAACCTACTCTTTCTGTCCAGTATTGAAGATCTGTCCAAGAATCCTCTACATCATCTCCACCATAAAAATTAACATAATCTAAACCATCAGGTAATCCATAAGGAGCTACAACATCTAACGCAGTCCCTGTTTGAATAACTACTCTTGATGGAAAAATTAAAGCACTAGCTCCACCATATGAATTCCAAAGAGCTAAATCTTCAAGCCAAGCAGCTTCATTTGAGGCATAATATGATGTTGCTGCAAGAACATTAACCATTCCAAGCTGTTGTAGTTTTTCTTTTGGCTCCTCTAAAATTTCTTTAGGTGTAACTGGAGTTATTATCGGAGAATTAATATTCACAAAAATGAGGCCATGATTTACTTGAATATCTATAGCCTCACCGCTTGGCAACTTCATATGTTTATTCTGAATCTGTTGAGAAAGCTGATTGAATCTATTTGCATTATTAATCTCTAACATCCTTCCAACTTGCTGCTTAGCATAATTAATTAATGATTTAGACCTTTCTTTATCTCCAGAAAGATTAAATCTCATAGGAATTCTAGGAGCACTATATTTAGAAAACTCAACCATATATTATGCTTCTTCAATAAAAGGATGATATTCAGAAAGGCTATTGGATATTGCCTCACTTCTGCTAAGTGAATCAGATTGACTTGTGCTGTAACCCCAAGACATTCCAACATTCATAGCTCCATAAGCACTTGCCAGGGCTTGAACAACAACAGTTGCTTTAGCTTCAGCAATCTTTTCAGCTAAACCTCGTTCAGCCCCATAAGCTTCAACCTCAGCACTAATGCCACGAACTTTAGAATCAAATGCAGCTACAGCAGCTTCAAATACTCTAATGATATAATCTTTTGCAGCTTTTGCAGCATCCAAACTGAGTGTATTTGCTTGAGATAGAAAGTTACGCAAAATTTGTTCAAGTTGCGTACCTGATTGCAGTGCCAGCTCTTTTGCTTTTGTTGCAAGTTCAAAATCCTTAGCGAGTAAGTTATCTAAAGCAGTCTGATCTTGCTCTGCAATGTCACGAGCAAATTCAGTTTCCATTGCAGCAACATGGCCAGCAGGTAGATTAAATCCAGTTGCTCCTACATTATCCAGAGCAGTTTGATAGGCACGAGACTGATTCAATACACGCTGTGCCTGCTCTCGATTAACAACAGCATTATAAACAGTACTCGATAAACCAGTTCCCCCATCAATATCTGTCTGAATTCGATTAAAAAGTAATGTCCACATTGCCACAGAAGGTTCTTCAGCAGTCCATGAAAAAGTTGTCGATGGCTCTGTAGGTGCTGTAGGATATACATCATTTGGAGTGAATGGAGTATTTTCAATATCAAGATCAGCTAAGGCATCTTCAAGATTTGAAAATTGTGTATCTGCATGTGTTCTCAACCAGTCAAAAACTTCTTCAATTTCATCCTCACTACTTGGAACACCTACAGTAACATGTCTATTTAGACGATCAACATAATCACTCATATTATCTCCTTCTCACAGGATTATAAATAACTGATAATTTTTCAAGAATAAAATCATATTCACTGGAAATATTAATTGTCCAATAAATTCCTGTTTGAGAATATTGAATTGGCATCTTAATTAATTGATATCCAGTCCCATTAGGAGTAACAGTATATACTACCGAAGCACTTCGATCTGTTGTAATAGTTACAGTAAAAGCATAATCAGTATCGATTAATATATACAGATATCTATGCTTCTTATCTTGTGTTACTCCATAATTTGTTGTCGCAAATGTAACTGTTTTAGTTGCCATAATTAGCTTCCATCCGACCAGCCATTAGTAGTTACAATCCATTGACCTGAATTCTGATCATCATAAGTTAATTCAGCCCAATCACCATTTGTGCTTGCATTAGTTATTTTATTTCCACCAGAAAGAGCTGTATTATCTAATACCATTATTTCAGTTCCATCAGGATCAACACTAACTGCAACAGCACCACGAGTAATAACCTTTAAATGCATTCCATCCACAATAGCAGGTAATGTTATTGTACATGCTCCAGTAACATAAATAAGAGAACCATAACATTGTGCCGCTGTTAACAATTGATTTGTAGAATAAGTATATACAGTAATTGCACTATTAACACTAGCATCAACATATGCTTTTACGGATTGCTGTGTAGGCACTTTTGTATCATCATCAGATGACAAATCATCTTCATCAATAACCCATCCATAAGATGATACATCAGTAACAGCAACAATTTTGGCTAAAATATAAGTCCAGATTCTACTTATTGCAGATTTTCTATTAGTCCCACTAGCGCCATCATCTACTAGAATTAAATCTGCATCAGCTAAGGCAGCACTAATATCACTACCTCCGTCAAGGTCTATATCAGTAATATCGCCATCCCAACCACCTCCAGAAGCATCAACATAAGCCTTAACACTTTGCTGAGTTGGCACCTTTGTAGCTGAATCACTGACCATAGTATCTTCATCAACAACAAATCCCCAACCGCTTGTAGAAGTGATAGCGGCAATCTTTGCTAAGACATATGTCCATACACGACTTAGAGCTGATTTACGGTTTGTACCTCCAGCGCCATCATCGACAATTATAAGATCCGCATCTGCTAGAGCTGCTCCAATATCTGTACCACCATCAATATCAATGTCAGTAATATCACCATCCCAAACAGTACTTGTGAGAAGTTGATATTCATTTGGAATCCACTCATATAGAAGACCAGTATCCTGAGCAACATAGATAATCTCTTCAGTACCAGTCCCAGGAAAGCTGGTATAATCAGCATAAAATAGAACTCCAAGAACTTCATCCAATGCTGTTTCAAGAGTAGTGATTTCAGCAGCAGTATCAGCAGGTAAATTATCAACTTTTGTTTTTTGTGCATCAGTAAAATTATTATCCGATAATACTTTATCACCTGATGCATTAACTTTATTCTCGATAGTATCTACTAATGCTTTATCAGCCGCAGAGTAATTAACATCACTGAGTACCTTAGCTCCATCAACATCAACTTTTAATGCCAGGCCAGCGGTCAATTCAGCAGGTGTAGCATAATCATCAGGATCAAAAGCTTTTACATCTGCTAAATTAGTTACTTCTGAGTCCATTAAAGCACCTGCAGCAGTAACATTTGTTGCATCAGTTACATCTGCCCCAGCTTCAATAGCATCTAATTTTGTTTTATCACCATCCTCAAAAGCACCTTCAGATGGCACACTTTGGTAATCAGTATCAGCTACGGCAGCAGAAATATTACCTGCCCCATCTGATTTTACAATACCAGTAACAGCACCAACAATTGGATCTTCTTCTAATGAAGGAACATCACTTTCTTCTGCTTTATCAGTATTGAGTGCGTCAAAATTGGCATTGATTTTATCTTTCTCATTTTCCCAATAGACACCTGTACCTGAATCAATATCTTGTATTATACTCATGAGCTCACCATTTCTAAATCAGTTAACATTTCTAAAGAACTTAACATCTCTAATCCGGAAGTAATTGCTGTAGCAGCACCCCAAATAAGTGAAAGTCCTGAAGAGTTTGCTCCAACTAATTCTCCATTCTCTGTAGCAAGCAGACTATCAAATCCACCATACCACTCTGTAACAGCTTTTCCACCAGGATTTCCAGCTTTTCCTTGAACAATTATTCCGCTAGAACTACCTGACATAAAAGCTAATGATTCTTCAAAGACTGTAAGAGTAGCGCAATCTACAGAAGGAGTATATCTTTGTTCAGTTAAATTGATAACATTTCCATCTGGTAATCCAATACAAAGACCCTTTGTAGTATTAAACAATAAAGAATTTTGTTCTGTCTCTAATCCGAAATTTCTAGGATTGATTAGCAAGGGATTGCTTCCATATTCAATAGCTGGATATGATAAAACCTTTCGCAATATCCATTCATTCGGATTGTTGCCGGCCAAAAAGTAAGTAGCGGTTTCATCACTTACATAGGTACCATTCTCAACTGTACGCACCATAAGAAGATCAGACTCAAATCTTCTCCAGCCTCTAATGGAATTATATAGTCCGACAAGATATGGCTCTGTAAAGATTAGTTCATCTCCATAGGATAATAAAATTCTGCCTGACAAAACATCAATATGAGTTCCAACAGGAGGAGTTACCATTTGACTTAAATCTTCACGGCCTGTCCATATGTTATAAGGCCAAGCATATCTTGTGGTATTTACAATGTAACCACGATTTGTACCGTTAGTATAATAAACTCTATCACCAAGTTTGGCAAAACTTACTTTTACACCCTTAGATAATCCAGTAACAACATTCTGAAAAGTAAATTGACCACTTGATAATGTTACATAATAAATAACACTATCACTAGTTCTGTCATTAACAACATAAAATCCGCTATCAACTGGATATAAGGAGTGAAAAGCACCTGAAATTTCTACTGAAGAATCAGGCACAGTTTTGAGCAAACCATTATCATCAACATAAACATTACTTGCAACTTCTAAACCGATTAAACCTTTGCCATCAAATTCGATCCTTGTGGAATCGACAAGATTATTTATTCCGATTGTAGAAGTAAATATTGTTATATCTGTAGTCATATTTAATCATCTTTTAATGCGTTATATGGTCTAGCTTCATAAGGAATGAAAAGCTCAAGCAGCTTAATAGCTCTTTGAAGACGATCTAGATATTTATCTGTATTTGGAGTATCTCCTTCAAGACCATCTTCGATTAATTCAAATATTCTCCAACAAGTATGATTAACTAAAAGTCCTCGATGTAAATGCTTTGGAATTCCATCAGGAGTATCTGCATCATCTGACATATCTTCAGGGAATCTATAATAATGAATTGTAAGTGATTTTGCTGTAGTTGGAATTCCCTGATAATAAAAATTACCACCTAATTCACAGCATTCTACGACAGGACCAGATGAATCGAGTAATGGATATATCTCACTAAATGAAATAAAGGACTCAGCAATATCAATTTCATTGCCTTCTGGAGAAGCTACAAATTGAAGCTCGCGCTGAAAATCTGTTGGCATTGCTACATAAGCAGCATCAGTAACAGTATCAATTGTATCGATAGTTAATAAGCCAGGCAGTGGAGGAGTTATCCAATCACCTAAAGAAGACTGAACTCCTCCAGCAATTTCAAGTTGTGATTCATTTAACTTAGCTCCGATATCAGCACTTGAAAAAGAATCATCTTGAATAATCTCTGCAACAGCAGTAATTAATTCTGAGTATTGCATAATAAAGTTCCTTATTTAGGAAAGAGTTCATCCATTATAGCTTTGTTTCTTCTCTTCCTACTGGTGATCTGCTTTGCTCTTGCTCCGGCATTAAATGCACTTTTATCTTTCATTTTTGTACCCTCGTTTAGATCCTTAAGAGTATTCTTCCGCCTTTTCTGAATGGCAGAAGTAGCAATAGCAGCATTACCAGTTTCATCATATACACTTTTCCATTGGACATGCTCATCATCGGATAAGTTTAATCCATCAATTTTTCTAGGCATTATAAATCATCTCCTGTAATTGGTGTTGTAATAAAATACCCATCTGTTGGTTCTGTAGGAGTCGCTGTAAGTTCCAAAGTTTCTGAATCTACAGAAGAAACAAAATTTAGAGATTCCTCTTTTCGTAAAACAGGCACAGACTGCTTTTCTCCAAGAGGTTTAGGAGGTTTGAAATGTTCATGTTTAGGTTCCCAACAAGTATCTGCACAGACAAGGAAATTATCCCATGTCATTCTGCACTCAGAGGCTAATCTTTTGAACCCACACCTGTCACAAATAACAAAATAATCTCCAGGAACGTAAGTCATTATAGACCTCTAACTTATTTAGAAAGTTCTAAAATAATACTATAAGAATCACCAGAAGAATGTCCTACTGTAGTAAACAATAGATCTCCTGTAACACCAGTACCAGCATTATTTACAATTCCTCCAAAAGAAGTAAAGTCAAGACAACCAACTTGATCAGCGCCAAGAGCAAAAGCAAGTACATTAGCTGTGGCATCCCATAACATTTGTACTGCCATACCATTTGTTGCATACCAGATTTTAGTAATTTTGACTTTGGTAGGAGTATTAACAAGAGCACTTACATCTACTTTAACAACAGCGCTCTCACCAGTACCATCTGAAATGTTGGTAAGTTTTATGATTGTTTTCTTTGATCCATCAAACAGAGTTTGAGAAGTGACTGCATCAGACATGATATTACTCCTTGATAATGGTAGTTAAATGGTCCCTACAAGATTGCAAGGACCATTAGAATAATCAGCAAGTTCAAATTATCATGAACCATCAACTGCTACAGCAAGACCAGTAGTCGGATCAGCAGGAACAGATCCACCAACAACATATACACCACTGCTGGCTGTTGCAAGAGCACTGATATCAAGATAAGCTGGATCAATAACAAGGATCTTGCCTTCTGTCTGTGCGGCATCTAATGAGATCGCTACTGCAGGATCAGCTGAGGCAAGAATGGCATTCATAAAGAGAGGCTTTCTGAGAATCATTCTACGCTCAACATCTGTTGCAGTTGTGCTATGAATGCAAGAAGTAGCATTTGTAGCAGCTTTGGTAAGAAATTCACAATTATTAAACTCTACATCGCGGGCAGCTTTTCCGGTAATTGTTTCTCTGGTCAACAATACACAAGGCCTGGATTTACTTGATCCACCTTTTTCATTAACCAGGTCACCAAAAACACAGAAATTGTACTGAGAGCTGTCACCATTACAAAGAAGTTCAGCAGCTAAATCATCTGTAAGATCAGTTGATTTGAAGATCTCACAGAAGTTCATTACAGTGTACTCACCACCATCAGCAAAGGCATAAATGCCTTCTGCGACTGTATTGGCATTGATAACTTTTATATTGCTAAAGCTGTTGCGAACTCCGGTATTGAGAATCGTTGCAATGTTGGAAGAGCCGGAAGATAATGTAGAACTGATCTTCGCATTCTGCCCAAACATTCTTCCACCAGGATCATAACCAAATATATGCATGCGGTTTTTATCTACTGTCAGCATCTCTGTCAATACATGAGTGCTGTTGCCCATTAGAGCAATTCCTTGATTTTTGTTTGAAGTAATCTTTGACTCCGCATAAGCAATGGTTTTCCATGGACGATTGACAGCATTAGATTTCACACCAACACCATCACTACCATTACCATAATCCACGAAGAAACATTCCGTAATTCCTTGAGGAAATCCATTAATCATTGGAATACCATCCCATGTTGGTATCCCTTTTCCAAAATTAAATCTTCCCATAGTAATCTACTCCTTTTAGAGTGGCTACCCCTACCAATTAGAGGTAGCCAGATTAGTTATTAAAATAAATACTTGCCGTTCACAAATGAACAACAATTAGTTATGCTCCGGGAGATCCGAAAATTCCTCTTGGATCGGTCCAACCAAATGAACCTCTGAATGTTGCCTTGAATTTGGCGTTCTCAGTATCGAAATCATTCTCAGATCCGAAAGCATCAGCGCGCCTTTCCATGTACTTCAGGCCATCAGGACAATTGGTTTTAATAAACCAAGCATCAGTATCAGTCAGATAATGATTTACAGCAATGCCTTTCGGAAACTTCTTTGTAGCTTTAATGGCATTTATATCATTATTAGCTGTTCCTGACTGGCCAATGGATTCGAGAATCCTAAATGCATCAAATTCCAAATCCGGAGGAATAATAAGCTGCTGAGGCATAATTGCTATTGTAAGACCACGATCAGTCTTAAACGCAGCAATATCGATACAAGCCTGCTCAAGAGCTTCTTCACTCAGGTCAGCGGCAGTTGCAAGTTCATTTCTCCATGTACCGCCTGACTTATTCGGATGGTCATCAGCGCACAACTCTTTACCATCAGAATTAGCTCCCATAGTATAAGAACTATTGAAAGCTCTATTGAGTATATTAGCTCCAACAATTTCTTTGGTCTGCCGAATTGAGAAAGCAAGAGCATTTGCTCGCCTCAGAGAAACTGTAACCGCAATACCATCTTCATACATCTCACGAGTTATGATAAAACCAAGTCCGTAAGTAATATGAACATAGCGATTAACAAATGCCTGTTCCTGAGAATCGTAAGCAATTCCACTGCCCTCAGTCTTTATTGCAGCAAGACCAAATCCAGTTACACCGGCCTCTTCTTCATAGGCCCGGCCGGATTTCATTACTTCAAAGATATCCTTGTATTCAATTGGATATTCTTTGTACTTCTGGCCAAACCAGGTTCTGACACCTGGAATCAAATCTTTCGCAAAATTACTGGTTGAAATAACTCCCATAGTATGATCCCTCCTTATACGTCAACGACTGTAACTTGTTCACGATAAGCATGCTCAGCAAGGAGGACTTCCCATTTACAATGTTCACCAAGAACATTATCCTCGCGATTCACTGCACGCAAAATTCTGAGATTCCCAGCAGTATCAGTACCAGTATCACTGGAATCAATTTCAATACCGCTAAGTCCAGTAGTCGTACTACCACCACCATCAACAAAGTTTGCCGCAAGGCCAACCATGTCAGCAGTAATAGTATTACCATCACTGTCTTCCTGAACCTCAAAAATAACAAATGGATCATCAACAACAAGAGCATACATTGCTGTACTTGCCACACGATACTTCATGTTGGGATTATCAGGATTGCCCATAACCTGGGGCTGTAAACCAAATCCAATAATTACACCAACATTTGTAACATCTCCAGCATCCGATTTTGCAATAGAAGGATATTTCCCTGAAGCATCTGCAGATCCAGCCAATTTAACAATGTCACCTATAAACATTGCATCAGTATCAGTAGCTGGAATATAATACACATTTGCTTTTCCATTCCATGGACTGCCATTCAAGTTTTTGATTGGTTTAAGTCCAGAAGGTCTATCTAAATTTGCCATATTTTACCTCACTAAAAGTTATGAAATTTGCACTTTTCCGTGAAGTCCATCAGCTTCTGACTGAGTAGAGTTCCTATTAATTTCTTTCTCAATTGCAGTAATTTTATCCTGAGCAATTTTTTGATCCTCATTATAAAATTCTTCAGGAATTTCCATAAGAACTTTTCTCTGCCCATCGCCTTGAGAACTTACACTGCTTCCAAGTTGATTTGGTTTCCCAATTTTTTCATCACCAACTTGAATATCCTCTTCCACGATTGAATAACCAGCATCTTTAAAACGCTGAATACGATCTCCCTTATCGTTAACGAATCGGCGCACGAAGCCAGTCCTTTTCGGTGCAGTTAATACGTTACGTGTTCCCAATGGAATTCTTTTCCGAGATTCTTCCTTCTTAACATTTGTTGCTTGCTCAGTCATTTTATGCCTCCTGCATTTTTGCTACATCACTTATATATTGTTCTTCTGTCATCACTCCAGATTTTACAAATTGATTCATAATTGCTGTTTGTTCTGGAGTAAGATCTGCTTTTGTAAAAGTAGGTTTTTCATTCCCAGGTTTTCTAGCACTTTCTACAGGGCTAGCAGGGCCAATTACTTTTTTCTGCCCATTATTGTTTTCGTCCTTATCAGAAAGATTCTCAAGCTTATCTTTCTTTACTTCTTTATCATTCTTTACTTCGTTTGGTTTTTTAAACTTTTCAGGGAATACTTCCTCTACTTTTTTTCGAACCATTTTATAGATTCGTTCTAATGGAGCGCCCTTATAATCCTGGGCAACTGTCTCAGCATAAGCAGCCATATCATCATCTATCAGATACCACTGGTTATCTTTGACCCAATCATCAAAAACAGGGTTATTAGAAGATGGTTTTTCAGTTATTGGTTCTTCCATGTCCTTCTGTAAGTCATCAATCTTTTTGTCAATTGCATCTACCGTATCAACATCTGCCAATTCGATAGCTTTACGCTTTTGATCTTTAAGAGAATCTAACTCAGACTGCATTCTTTTTATTTCAGAACGATAGACTCTTTCATTGTGTTCTTTTAAAGATTCAATTGCTCCCTGAACATTTGTCAACTGGTTCTTCAGTTCACGGTTATGATCTTTCATTGTATCTTGAATCTCACGTGATCTCAAAATATATGTAGTTGCATCAATGAAATCTTCGCCTTTATGGTCTGGATTCCAACCAAGTTTAGTGGCAATACTTTCTACAGTTTCCACTGGAGTATCATCAGCTGATGCCGCTGCAGCATCCTTGTTCGGATCTTCTCCAGTATCTTGTTTTTGAGAAGCTGTATCTTTATCTTGATCATTATTAATCGCAGTTCCATCATCTGTTCCTGAATCAATTTTAGGATCAGCTCCTGCAGCTGCATCAGCTCCCGATGTATCAGTCTCTGCTAAGATATCTTCTATAAATTCCTCTGTCATGATAATCCTCCTTAGAATGACAATACAGCTAAAATATCATTATCATTCAATAAAATATAATCCACTTCATCCTTTCCTTTCAGGACAACTCCAGCATATCTTGCATAACTGACATGATCTCCAACTGAAGCCCATGGATGACCATCATCAATATCTGCCCAGGCAGACGCTCCAATAGATATTACTGTGCCTGAAGTAGCGGCTGCTTGATCTTTGTCCCTGGTTGATTCTGGTAAAATAATGCCTCCAGCTGTTTTCTCTTCAACTGTATCGGCCAAAACTAAAACATGTCCGCCTGTTGGAATAATTCCTGACTCATTTGTACTATACTCTTTTACCATTTTAATCTCCTTAAATTAAATATTTATATGCAACTAGAATAATTTTTAATTCTCTATAATGCCTGGGAATCCCTGTGTGTCTGAAATTTCTTCCTCTTCATCTTCTTCATAAGAGATGTTTAACAATTGATTAAGACCTTCAATCTGGCCCAGCATTTTATTTGTTAAACCATGAGTCTTCTCGGCAGTGTCACCAATTGTAACACCTTCACACATACTATCCTTTAAAGAATCCTTTGCTTTTTGTATTTCTTCAAAAACTGCTTGTGTTACTGGATGTGCTTTCCATTCATTAAACATTTCCTTTGTAAGATTCATTCTTAATCTCCTTTATTCCTTATTATTAGTTTTTAATCCATACTCTCTTTTCATTGTACTTTCTTTTAGTCCATTTGGAGCTTTTCCAAGAGACTGCTGACTTCTTCCTAGTTTGATCTGTTGCATTACTTTCATCTCGTCAATATCTAATTTTCTATCATCGTTTATTATTCCAGCAGTTGTTTTGCCTTGAAGATGATATTCACTTCCAATTTTTGCATAATTCAATGCAGTTTCAGACCTTAACTTTTCAATCTTCGCATCAAGTTCTGCCAACTCAGTTTGGACTTTTTGTAAAGTTAATTCTTCTACTGGATCTTTTGCATTTTCATCAGGGAATAGTTTCTCAATATCATCTACATCCATAGCGAGTAAATAACGTCTCATGATTTCTATATCATTCAATCCCTGACCTTTTAATTCAAGCATGGCCTTGGCTTTCAGTAGGCGCTGTATCATAGTTGTATTATTCGGATCAGCTACAGGAAGCACATCAAAATCATGTGTTGCAAAGTCTGCTTGAATATCAGCTTCTGCATTATCAAGAACAGTTGAATAGGTCATCTGATCAAGATATAAAGAATTTAATCTGCGAATCTTCTGGAATTCTTTATATAATGATCGATAGAGTCTTTTATGAATAGCTGAGTAAACTTGTAATCCCTGCTCAATTAATGCAAGAACACTTTCAGCAGGGACATTGGCACCAGGAGAGTTGCCAGCCAGAATTTCAGTCATGCCTGCAAGTTCTTTTCCGGCCTCTATTAAGAGTCCCAATAAACTAAACAGTGTCGTTGATGGTTCGCGTATTGGCATTGCAAAGACATTCTTTTTAATATCTTCACCAGATACCTCTATTTGTTTCCATTCTCCTGACTTTAACTGAATTGATTTTCCTCGACCGAGTTTTATGCCTCTGCCAAGGAAACCATTCTGACGATTTGAAAGTGTTCCTGCATCTATGAGCTGGTTAATTAATGTGTTTATGGCTGCATTTGTACTCATTAATAATGAGCCGAATCCCATACCATAAAAACCACCATCAATGGCTGGCATAAAAATATAACGGGTAAAATAATGCTCAGGAATAATCTTAATTATTTTACCTTTAGCATTTCTTAGAATGCCATCAGTTGCAAATCTTGGCGCTATGCGAACTAATTTCTGAGAATCTGCATGAACAGTTACGATATATGGTTCTTGATAACCATCCTCGTCTAGGTCATACCACCTATGTTGTTCTAGAAATAAATGTGGAGTTTCTTCATCAGTATTTGAAGTCTCCTCAGATGTAGCTTCTCCCAGCTCATCAATATCAAATTGAATAAAGACGCCTGAATTTATACGTTCGACAATTTCATTGTGATATAAATATACTTTATGGGTAACTCTTGGTGCTCTTTCCAATGATTTTGTAAAATAATTTACAACCAAATCATCAGCGAAAACCATTTCAGATATATTGCGTCTCTCAATGGAATCAAAGTAACTCTTTTTAAATGAGCATCCAATTGCAGGCAGTGTAAAGAGAAGTTGATCAACATCTTCTTCCCAATCAACCATTTCATTAAGAACCTGAAAAGACATGAACTTGCTAATTCGGTCAGCCCGTTTAAATTTTAAATCCTCTGGATCATCGCCAATAACTTTACCTTTTACAACATTATCACCTTTGATAATTTCAGGATAGGCACGAGCTGCGAACTGGATACAAGCAGTAATGATTAATGGATATTTTATATTTGCAACAACTTCGCCAGCATAAGTCTTTTTACTTACAAGCAGCTTAGCAAGGTCAATGATCTGCTTATTGAGGTCTTCCCAATCTTTACGAGAATCCAGATCAAGTTGATAGCCATCAAGAACTTTGGAGGTCAAATCGCTAATGACTTTCTCATCTACTTTTGGAGCAATGTTACTAATTAGAACAGCAGCTTCAGCTCGCAAGATTTCCTTCTCAATTACTTGAAGTTCTTCTTCCGCAGGCTGGTCTTGCTCAGTTAGAATAGCTTCAATTGGCTCTTCTGTTGCCCATACTTGACGATTACCTTCAGTTGGTTCTTCTAATATATTTTGATCTGGTTCCATTTATTTCCTATTTATAAGTTAGATATAACAAAATTTTTACATTACATCTTCTCTTATTTCTCGTGAATTAATAAATCTTTGCTTGCCAAAATTTTCAGTATAAATAGAAAATCTATAAATTATTTTTTGTAAATATTTTGGAAAATTTTTCCATCTTCGAATACGAATATAAAATCGAATAACTTTTATTTGCCAGCCATAATAAATATTTTCATTATCAAAATTTAGATATTCTTTTGGAAAAATTGGTAAAATAGGAATCTTTATTTTGAGTCCAAGTAAAGTCTTTTCATTTGATAACCAATTTATACCACATCTAAGTTTTTCTCCTTCATTCACTCTTCTAATAAACATTTGATACCCCTTATTAATATCCTGTATGAAGATTAGTATTTAAATCATTATATTGTTCTGAATCTTCCCAGGCATCTAATTCCCAAAAGGGTTTAGCAATTGCTCGGGCCAGGCCTGACATTACCAGATATCTTGTATCATCCATTAAATGATCATTCTCTTTAACGATCTTACCATTCTCATCTCTATGATAAAGTCTAAATTCAGAAAACCAATTAACTAGCGATTTAAATACTTTTAATTTTCCTAAACTTAACATTTGCCAAGTTTTATATATACCGGCTTCTACTGCTTTATTTGCATTAGCTATGTCAAGACCACATTCCCAATAAGAATTAAAAAGTTGCCTACCATCTTCTTGTGATCTTCCATGTGCAGCCGAATCGATAACTCCTGGTATCCATATGCCACGAGCTTTTATGGCCTCAGCATGAACAAAAGGTTCAGCCTGGCCTTTATAATACTCAGAATAAAGAAACGTAATATTTGAAGTTGGATCAGTTGCTCCCCATAAACAAGCAGTTTTTTTCCAACCTACATCAAGGGCATAACAGCGCAACCAATGATCAGGAATCATAAAATCAGATACTGTAATCTCACTCTCTTGAAGAGGATAAATTGCTCCAGAACCTAATTGAGGTATTCCTTTAGATCTGGCCTCACGTTGATGTGGAGGTAGTGCTGCATATAATTTATCTTTTTGTGCCTTAGTAAGATGTGGAGCATCATCCCATGTTGCCATTATTAAGAACTTGCTGCCATTTGTGCCTTCTTTAATTTCTCCGCTTGGCATAAATTGAAGAACAGTTTCAGTGAGTCCTTCAAGCGGTGTGAATGTTAAAAGTATATGACCATTTGTTGTCATTGTCCTTGTTAAACATTCAGTGTAGATACTAAGTGGGCATTCTTCATCAAGCCAAATAACGTCTTGTTCAGTACCTTCAAATGACTTACGTCCTTCAGCATATGACTTTATTTTAATTCGTGATATGCCTCCAGATATATGGCGAACCAAGATTGTATCAACTGCATTTGGAACGCCGCCTGCCTTTGGAGTAGTTTTTATAATATATTTTTTAGGAATCAGTCCTGTTCCGATTTCTTCAGGAGATCCTATTAATTTCTTTTGTACAATATCTCTTGCTGTTGTTCCTGTAGTTCCAGCAGCCCAGGCATTAATTGGTCTATTAAATCTCTTACCTATCCACCAGTCTGGATATCGGCCTGTAGCATGAAGAGTCAATTCATAAGCGCCAATACC